TCACTCCCCCTTCCCTTCGTCGACGGGTCCGACCTTCAGCATGCCGGTGATCACGGCCTTGAAGACGGAGCGCGCCCAGTTCACGTCGACGCCGAGCGCGACGGCGATGAGCATCAGGTAGACCTCGGAGCCGACGGGCTTGGCCCACAGGTTCATGCCGTGGTCGGACACGTAGAGGGCGCCGAGCGCGAGAAGCGCCAGGACGCGGAGAACGGCTTCGACGGTCACGGCAGGCGCCTCACGGACATGATGGTGGTGGACAGCGTCCAGGCGACGGCCGCTCCGGGATGCACGATCGCGAGCCCCAGCCCGGTCGAGGTGAGAAGGAGCGCGACGGCGCAGGTCGCGAGGCGGCCGGCGCTCATGATCAGACGCCCGGCATGCCGACGGCAGCACCGGCCGGGAGCGGCGGCGCCTGGCGCACGAGGCGCGCGGTCTGCTCTTCCGGATCCTGCAGTTCGCCAGCGGTCAGCGGCAGGGGCGGCAGCTTGCGCAGCTCGTCGCCGAGGCGGCCGACCTTCTCGATCGCCGCGTCGATGGCGCCGGTGTCAACGGCCGGCTTCAGCGTCTCCGTCTCGCCGACGACGAGCTGATCGAACATCCAGCCGGAGGCGTTGATGCGCTCGGCGACGAGCTCGCGCAGGGTTGCCTCATCGACGCCGATGCGCTTGAGGAGGTCGGGCGAGCGGGCGGCGAGCTTGCCGGCGGCCTCGGCCACCATCGGGTTGCGGACGTCGACGGTGATGCGCCCGTCCGGCCCAAAGAGGCGCTCGCGGGCGCTCGTCTCGATCGCCTCGACGACGCGGGCGATGCCAGCGTGGAGCGTGGCGTTGTCGCGGGTCTGGAGGATGGCGAGGTCGATGCCGGTCTTCTTCTGGATCAGCGCGGCAAGGATACCGAAGGCGCCGACCGCGGCGGTGGCGAGGACGCCGAAGAGGATGTCGAGGCCGTAGGAGGCGATCGGCGTGAGGTCTATCTCGGCGGCGAGCGCGACTGAAGGCGCAGCGGCGAGAAGGCATGCGAGCGCGAGCGCGCCCGCGAGGCGGGAGACGTGCATGGGATGGTTCCTGGTTTCTGAGGGGGATGGAGACGGGCGCGGCGCGCCGGCGGATGATCAGCCGTCTTGGCCGATGTCGAGGCGCGGCAGGTCGACGATCTCGCCGGCCAGCGCGTGGGTGCAGTCGTCGAGGAAGTGCATGCGCCCGACCATCACGAAGGAGTGGCAGACGAGCGGGCGCGGCTCGATCGTCTCGCCCGCCATGACGCGGGCGTGCTCCTCGTCGGTGAGCGGCTGGACACCCTCGACCATGACGGACGGCGTGAAGGTCGGCTTGTCGAAGGAGCCGTTCCACATCCAGCGCGGGCCAGCGCCCTCGCCGGCCCCAACGCCGTGCAGCGCGCTGCAGCCCGGGCAGTGGAAGAACAGCCGCCCGTCGTCGGTCGTGCGCAGGACGCCGCGCGCGGCCATCGTCAGAGCCTTGCGGCCTGCACGTGCATCGCGTCGCGACCCCAGGCTCGGCCGAGGCTGACCCACCCCTCCGCTTCCCAGGCCTCCCAGAACGGCACCGCGTCCGGCTGGCCGAGCCGGGCCTTCGCGAAGGGCGTGTTCAGCCCGTTGCGCTTCGGGTCGAAGTCGATCGCGATGCCCCACGAGTGCATCGAGTAGGCCGAGCCGCCGCGCATCCGGCGCACGTTCAGAGAGCCGCCGAAGAGATCGATGCCGAGCTCGGCGCGCTCCTTCTCGGAATAGGTCGCGGCGATCCGCACGAAGGCGCGCTCGGCACTGTCGGCGACCTTCGAGTGCAGCGTCATGGCGCGCACGCGCGTGCCCTTGTCCCAGGCGAGCTTCATCTCGAACGGCAGCGTCACGCGCACCTGGCTCTCGCCGACCGGGCCGTAGAAGGACAGGCAGTCCTTCTGCCGCGGCCAGACCTGCGCGGCCGCCGGCGCCGCAACGCCCTCGGCAACGTCGCGCGGCGGGAGGGTTGCCGCGATCGCGGCCGGCACGGTCGAGGACGACGCGCGCAGAGCCTCAACCACCAGCGGGTCGGCGACACCATCGACCTTCAGGCCCTTGGCCTTCTCGAAGGCCTTCAGCGCCGCGATGGTGACGGGGCTGATGTTCCCGTCGATGAGGCCGCACGGGAAGCCGTGGGCGGTGAGGCGGCTCTGCAGCCACTTCTCGAACGTCATGGTGTGCTCCTGGAAAAGCGAAGCCCGCCGCGGCGGCTGCCGGGCGGGCTTGGGATCGCAGTGGATGGGGACAGGGACGCGTGAGGTGCGGCGGCGCTTACTCGACGGAGAGGGTCAGGCTGTTGGCCGGCCAGTTCACGGCAGTCTGCGCACCGACCGTCTTGGCGCCGCCGTCGAGCGGGCCGGGCATGAGGAAGTTGCCGGCGGATGCCGCGTCGAAGATGCCGAAGTGCGAGAGCGGCGTGGCGTTGGCGGCTTTGCCGAAGTCGACAGCGGCCGTGTTCCGGATGACGCCGTCGGTCGGCGCGGAGACGGCGCCGAGAACGCGCCCCGCCGCGCGGATCTGCGTTGTGACCTCGGTCCCGGCCGAGCCTGCATCGGTCGGGTTGCCGTTGAAGAGGCCGACATAGATCGATGCCGGCGGCGAGGGCATGGCCGTTCCGCGCATCCAGTTGAGAATGGCGGCCTTCAGGAAGTCCGAGAAGCCGGACAGGGTGATCGCGAGGATGTTGGCCGCGAAGCTCACGCCCGTCTGCGCGCCAACGGTCATCGCCCCGTCCGTCAGCGCGCCGTGCATCAGGAGGTTGCCGCCCGAGGCCGCGTCGAAGACGCCGAAGTGCGAGATCGTCGTGCCGCTCGCCGTGCTGCCGAAGTTGACGACGGCAGAGTTGCGGATCTCGCTGTTGGCCGGCGCGGAGAAGGCGGCCGCGAGGCGACCTGCCGCGCGGATCTGCGTCGTGACCTCGCTGCCGCCCAAGCCGGTGTCGATCGGGCTGCCGTTGAAGAGGCCGACGTAGAGGGCGGCCGGCGCCGCCGGCATGGCCGTGCCGCGCAGCCAGTTGCAGATGGCTTGCTCCATGTAGTTCGAGAAGGCGGACATGCGGAACCCTTTCTTGGTGGGGTCGAGGGGGATCGAGATCGAGGCGTCACGCCTCGTCGGTGACGGGCCACCAGGTGGCCGCCTCTTGCTCGGCCGGAGCGTCGAGCCCCTGCATGACGAAGAAGAGCCAGGCGGGCTCGCGCGCCGCTGGATGGTGCTGCGGGTGGGTGAACACCCACCGCCCGTCGAGGCGCTGGCGCGGCACGTCCCAGCGCGTCGTGCGCGCTGCCTCGAGGGCGACCTCGCCGGCGGGGGTCATGCCGACGATGCCGCCGGCCTCATCGAGGGTGTAGCCGTTCAAGGCCGCGATCTGCGCGCCGCGCTCAAAGACGATGCGCTCGGCGGCATCGGCCGCGGCGAGCGTGTCGAACACCAGAAAGAGCGTCACGCCACGATCCCCCATTTAGCGATCAGGTGTTCGATGAGCCGGCCTCGATCGGCATCCGAGAGCGCAGCCGGAAAGGCGACGGCCTCGCAGTAGGGGCCGTTCCAGGCGCGTTGCGCACCCTGCGCCATCAGACAGCGGCGGCTATCAAGCGGCGCACTCGCCTGACGCTGGAAGCGCAAGACGGAAAGGGGAAGCGGCAACATGGACGGGACGCCTGTGCCGCCGGTTCCGCGAACCGTCGTTTCCCGGTTCCGGAAGCCGCCCATGGCGAAGGCATTCGAGCTGATGAAGTCGCCCGTGTTGACGAGGCCCATCTGCCGCGGCATGCCGTTGGAGCCGTAGCCGGAGAAAAGCGCCGCGTACCCGTCGCCCCAGCCGACCGACGAGGTGTTGAAGACGGCTTCCGCTCCGGTCGCGAACGCCGCAACGATGTAGATTTCCTCAATCGGGACAGTGATGCCGGCATCATTTTCCAGTCGACCGGTGGCAGACGTGTTGAAGAAGGCCGGCTTGTTGTTCGCGACGGTATGGCTCGCCAAATAGCTCGGCTGGTTTGCGGCCGTCGCCTGCATGGCGTGCCTAGCGTTGCCGCTCTTGTCCGAGGCCTGCTGAACCTTGCCGTCGACGAGCGAGAGCGAGGCGGCATCCGACGCGTCGATCCACATGGAGGGGCCGAGCGCCAGGACGTTGAAGGTGGCCGGCGCGGTGAGCGTTGCCGCGCCGGTCGCCCTGCCCTGCCCCGTCGCCGCGCCGGCGAGCGCGATCGAGGCGGCCAGCGCGCCCACGGCCGCGGCGCGCCCGCTTGCCGTGCCGGATACGTCGAGCGCCGCCGCGAGCGCGCCCGACGCGCCAGCTCGCCCCGGGGCCGTGCCGGCAACCGTCAGCTCGAGGAGTGCGGCAGCCGTCGCCGAACCCCGGCCCACGGCAGCGCCGCCGAGCGTCAGCTCGTCGCCGATCGTCAGCCCGCCGGAGGCTTGCGCACGGCCGGCGGCGGAGCCGGAGAGTTCCAGCGCGGAGGTAGCCTGCGCCTGAGCCGACGCCCGCCCTGCTGCGGCGCCGGAGAGCGCGAGCGAGGCGGCGAGGGGCGCGGTCGTCACCGCTTTTCCCGCAGCCGTTCCGGCCAGCGCCAGCTCGACCGAGACCGGCGCCGTCGCGATCGCGGAAGCCGCCGCACGTCCCGACAGGTCCAACGAGGCCGAGAGCGCCGCAGCCGCCAGAGCGCGCCCGAATGCCTGTCCGGCAAGCTGCAGCTCATCCGGCAGGGTGCCGCCTTCACCGGCCCGGAACGTGACGACGTGCGTCTCGCCGTCCGACATGGTGAAGGTGAGCGTCACGGTGCCGTCGCCCGCCTGCACGGCGTCGACGTCGACCACCGACACGCCGGGCTCGCCGGGCCGGCCGGACGTCTCGGTGACGACCTCGGTCCGCACGAGCTGCTCGACCACCGCTTCCGGCGCACCCGCCTCGCGGAAAACTTCCGAGACGACGATCGTCTCGAGGACGGTCTCAACGCTCACTGGACCTGCACCCGGCGCACGTAGAAGACGCGCGTCGCGCCATCGACGGCGCGAGTGAAGCGCGCCTCGTAGACGATGTCGGCCGAGAGCTTGGCGGTCGCCGCCTCTTCCCAGATGGCGACGATCGCGCCTGAGGCCGGATCGAAGGTGACCGAGCTCGCCGGCGTCGGCGTCAGCCGCGGCGCGACCAGTGCGGCCGAGATCGCCATGCCGTCCCGGCTCTCGCCCTCCGGCGGCTGGTAGGTGATCTCGATCGAGAAGTCGCTGCCGCGGAACAGGCGATCGGTCGTCTTGCTGTATGCGACCACGAACGGTCCCTCGCGAAATGAAAAGCCCACCGCGGCGGCTGCCGGGCGGGCTCGGTGGAAAGCTTGTGATCGGACGGTGGAGAGCCGGTGGAAGGCTTGTGGATTAGCGCGGCGCGGTCGTCGGCACCGGCACGCTGCCGGTCGTTCGCGCCGCTTCGATCGCGCGGGCGTCGCCGGCCGGATCCGCCTGCAGCTTGCCGTCGAGATAGGTCGTGTAGCCGCTCTTCGAGAAGGCGTGCCGTGCGCTCTCGATGATGAACGGCCGTCCGTCTGCGCCGAGCCGCACGCCCGCGAAAGTCAAAGGCGCCCCGGCGCGAGCCTGCGGGTTGCCGACGATCTGGCAGGAGAACGATCCGCCGTTGCGCTTCAGGTCGCGCGCCTTCGCCTTTGCGGCGCGGCGCGCTTCCTTCTCGTCGGCGAAGGGCTCGCCGAGGCGGTAGATCGCCTCGCCCGCCTCGTCGCTGTCCTCTTCGACGTCGACGCGCTTGGCCTTCTCCCGATCCTGGTAACTCGCCGTCACCGCCTTGTACTGCGATCTGTCCGACAGGCGGATCCGGCCGGTGCCCTCGACGAGGTCGGCGAGCGTGACGACGATCGGCGTAAGGGCTGCGCCCGAGGCCGAGCGCCCTGCCCCCTTCGCGGCGAAGACGAGGTTGCCGTCCTTTACGCCGAAGGTCGCGCCGTGCCGCTCTGCCAGGCGCTCGAGGAAGTGGATGTCGCTCTCGCCCTGCTGGCCGAGCCAGTCGTAGACGTGCGCGCCCATCTCGGCATCGACGCGGGGCGCGAGGCCGTGCTCGGAGGCGATCTGCGAGACGATCTCGCCCAGCGTCTTGTCGTCCCAGTGCCGCTCGCGGTTCTGCTTGGCTTTGGCCTTGCGCAGATCCGCCGAGCGGCCGGTGATCGTCAGCTGGTACGGCTTGAACTCGGCTTCGACCTCGTCGGCGACGAAGGCGCCCATGAAGACGAGGCGGCCGGCATAGCCCATCCAGACGCGGATGGTCGCGCCCATGCGAGGGAGCGCGGCCGGCGGATCGTCGTTGAGGGTGATCGACACGGTGTCGGCCGAGACGCCCTCCTGGTCGATCACCTCGCAGGAAACGATGCGCGAGGAGAAGACGCCGGAGACGAGCTGCCCGTCGACGGTGATCTTGCATTGTGGTCGCATGGTCTCAGTCCCAGAGCGTCACGGGCGCCGGCACCTCGTCGGCGGGCGCGAGGTCGGGAACGACAATGACCGTGCCGAGGCCGGGGAAGAAGCCCTTGGCGGCAAGCCCGGGATTGGCGGCGAGCACAGCTTCGACGAATCCGCTCTCGTCGCCGTAGATCTCGCGGCAGACCTGATCGACGGTCTGCCCCTGGCGCATCGTGTAGGTGTCGGCCATCAGAACAGGCCCACTAGGCCGGTGAGGACGGATGCCGGCGTGAAGTCGCGGCCGGGGAAGTGCGCGAGCTCGATGCGGTAGCCGTTCTTCATCGGCGTGCCGTCGGCGAGGACGAAGCCGATGTCCTCCTCGATCTCTTCGATGATCACCATGCCGAAGACGTTGTTGCCGTCGCCGATCGACACGAAGGGGACGGGCTGGCCGGCGCTGGCGAGCGCCGCGATCCCGTCGAGCGCGGCGAGACCGCCGAACTCGGCCGGGAAGAGGACGCCCCGGATCGTCTCGGTGCGTCCGGTTCCACCCGTCCATTGGCGCGCGTCGACCGCGCCGGCGACTGGGACCGAAGCCCAGCGCGCGTCGAGGCGCCGCGAGCGCTCCTCGTAGCTGAACCCGAAGGCCTCGAAAGCGAAGCCGCCGAGGGCGAGGGTCGAAGGGCCGGCCATGGATCACACGCCTCCGTCGGAGAACTGGCTGCGCACGACGCGCCCTGCCTGCCGGCCGGCGGCGTTGTTCGCGTTGGCGGTCGCCTGCGCCGCCTGGGCGGCGAGCGCCGGCAGGGCCCGCAGCTTCGCCGCCAAGGCATCGGTCTTGCTCATGGCGGCGTCGATCCCCGATGTGTCGACGCCTGGCGCGACGGTGAAGCTCATGACCGCCTGCATCGCCTGCGCGGCGGTCTCGAAGATCTGCCGGGCGATCGACGCTTCCTGGCGCGCTGGCTCGGCGACGTCAGGGCGAGCGGTCGGGGTGGCGAGCGCGCCGGTCGAGCGGCCGAGGCCGTCGCCGACCTGCCCGCCTCGACCGGAGTTGGCCGCCTGCATGACGGCCGTCAGACGGTCGACCGATGCGCGCAGAGCCTCGGTTCCGCCAACGTCGGGCATTGCGCCCGAGAAGCGGCCGGGATCGGCACCGCCGAAGCGTCCGGCGGCGGGGCCGGTCGGCCGGCCTTCGATGGAGCCTGCGATCCGCCTCTGAACGCCCTCCGCTCGGTCCACGCTATCCTCGAAGACGCGCTCCGTTGGAGTGCGAGCCAAGCGCTCCGCTCGGCGCCGCGCCTGGTTGTATCGGTCGCGTTGCTCGGCCTCGGTCAAGCCGCCCTGCTCGCCCGGGATGGGAATGCGGCCGGTCGAGCGTGCGCCGTCGATTGATGGCGCGGCATCAAGGCCGGAGAGCGCGTACTTGTGCTCGCGCGAGATACCGCCCTCGCCGCGGCGCGCGCGCAGCTCCTTTTCGATCAGCTCGTAGGGCGAGGCGATCTCACCGCGCCCGAAGGCACCCATCGCCTGCTTGTAGGCGGTTCGGATCGCGTTGCCATTGAAGAGGCCCTTACCGTTCACCTCCTCGTAGAGCCGTCGGTACTCCGCGAAGCTCTCGGCAAAGCTGCCGCCGGCCTCCTCCTCACGCGCCATGCCGGCCGAGTAGTCAATCTCCGAGTTGATGGCATTCGAGAAGGTCTCCATCGCGGGTACCGCCGCGATCGACACGGCAGCGCCAAGGCTCTGAACGAACCGGTCCCAGCTGGACGAGAGCTGCGCAATCTTCTTGTCGGTGGTGTCGAGGACGCGGGCGAGGTCCTGACCCGTGGCGCCGGCCGACCGGCCGAGCTTGCCCATCACCTCGGCGAAAAGCTCCGTGTTGTTGAGGAGCGCTCGCATGCCGATCTGCATTTCCTGATCGCCGAACAGCTGCGGCAGCTTCGCCAAGTCGCCGTTCACCGTCTTGCGCGTCAGGTCTACGAAGACCTCGATGAGGTCGCGGCCCTGGCGCTTGCCCCTCTCCAACTCCTTGCGCAGATCCACGCCGAACTTCTTGAAGCTGCTCGCCGTCTCATTGGAATTGATCTTCGAGAAGACGTTCATCGCGGCCGCCGCCGCCTGCTCGGCCGAGCCCGAGCCGGCGCGCAGGACCTGAAGGGTCGCGACCATCCGCTGCAGCCCCTCCTCGCCCGAATAGCCGAGGGCCTGATAGGCGGGCGCGAGCGAGGGCAGGTAAGCCGACATGTCGCGCAACTCGAACATGCCCGCCTTGCCGCCGGCGACGAGGATGTCGAAGGCCTTCTGCATGTCCTGGCCGGCGATGTTGAAGTTGCGCCCGACCGCGTCCGCCGTGTTCGCGATGTCGACGATCGCCGAGCCGGACGCCTGCGCGGTCGCCGTTACCGACGGCAGGAAGGCGAGCGCGTCCTTCATGTCGCGGCCTGTCGAGACGAGCGTGCCGAGGCCTTCGGTCACCTCGTCCTGTGTCATGGCATAGTCGTGCGCCGCCTTCTGGATGATGCCGAAGGCCGAGCGCGTCTCCTCCGACGTCGACCCGGCCGTGATGCCGATGCGCTCGACCGCAAGCTCGGCGTCGGCGAAGCGCCGCATGCTCTGCACCGCGCCGTAGCCGATGGCTGCCGGCGTGAGGACGCCGGCGACCTGCGCCATGCCGGCCGCCAGGGCCGTATTAGCGCGCCCCATCGCCATGGACGTTGCGGCGCTCATCTTGCCGCTGCGGCGCACGGCGTTGTCGAGCCCGTCCAGCGACCTCCCCACCTTGCGCGCGGGGCCGGACACCTTGTCGGTCAGGCTGAGGACGAGTTCGGAAGTCAGCCTTGCCAAGACGCGATCCTTTTCTCATTGGATGATCGGCTGCGCCATCTGCGAAGCCGACGGGGAGGAACCGAAGACGATGATCAGGATTGCTGGCGGCTTGGTTGCCCTCGCGCTGCTCACGGCTCCATGCGTCGCAGGGCCGAAAGAGAATATGCAGGCGACGCTTGCGGTCATTGATGCCGAGATCGGTATCGAGCCGACGTTCGTCGTGCCTGAATTCGGTGCGTGCCCCGACGACAGCAAGTGCTCGGCGTCTGTGGGCGACATCCAGATCGACACGTACGGGCAGGTGCTTCACCCGCAACTGGCCGACGCGACATCCTATTCGATCTACCGAAATGTCTGCGCTGCAAGCCTCGCCGGACTGACCGGCATGGACTTCGAGAGCTCGAAAGACTTCATGCAACAGGCCTTCGACCAGGCTGGCCTTGGCGGCGAAGGCGTTCGGCTGAAGCTCTCCAAGGCCGAGGTCTACGTCGGCCCAGGCATTGATGATCGGCCGGAGTGTAAGTTCTGGCGGGACGAAGAGGCGACGCCGGCGGCCGGGGCGAACTAAGGGGTGGACGTGGCCGGCATCAGGATGCGCGCGACGGCGGTCACCTTCTCGGCGTCGGGCCAGCGCAGCGCGCGCAGGGCCGCGACCGAGACGCTGGCCATCCGGCCGATCATCTCGATCTCGGCCATGCGCCCAGTCAACACCGCCTCGACGTCGCCGAAGGACGGCGGCAGCAGGCGGATTACCGAAACAGCCTCCTCGCCCAGCTTGAACGGGAACTGCAGCGGCACCGAGATCTCGGCCGCGGTCGCCAAGTACTCGACCGGCAGCTCGGGCTCGGCCGGCTCTTCCGGCTCGGGTTCGGCCGGCGCGACGACGTCGGCGCGCGGCGCGTCGGTCGCGAACACGGCGTAGATCTGCTCGATCCCGCGGTAGATCGGCGCCCGATCGTCGGCATCGGCCGTCATCCAGATGATGCCGTCGTCGACCGGCAGGCCGACCGGCTCGTCGATCTCGCATCCCTCGACCTTCGCGAGCGCGACGACGATGTTGCCGACATCGGCGAGCCGCAGCTCGCCGAGCTCCGACAGGCTGAGCCCGGTGCCGAAGCAGAGATAGGCCTCGAGTTGCCGGTTGTGGTTCGACAGCTTCCCGATCGTCGCCTCGTCCGCCTTCGTGACGCGGCGCAGCTCGATCGTCGTCGCGGCCGACCCGGCGCCGACCGCGAGAAGGTTCTTCGTCATGGGTGCCGCCCTGCCCTATCCGCGGATCAGCCGATGCGCAGCGCGGCGCGACGGCCGGGCTGGCGCACCTGACCACCGACGCTGACCTCGAGGTCGCTCCAGGCGAAGATCTCCTCGTCGTCGATGAAGAGCCGGCCGGAATGGTTGGCGAGGTCGTACTGCGTCTCGGCCTTCTGCCCGGGCGCCCACGCACCCATGTCGACCGTCTTGATCCGGCACTCCATCTCGCAGCGCACGGTGTGCTCCACGCCGTCCTCGTCCTCGAGGTAGCTGTAGGCGATGATCGGCGTCGTGGAGCCGGGCCCGATGCCGTAGAGCCTCAGCATCTTCGGGTCGAGCGCGGTCTCCTTGAAGCTCGCCGTCGTCGGCTCGTAGCCCATCATGATCTCGCGGCCCTTGATCATGCCGGCGTTGCGCATGGTCTCCACCGTCTCCTGCAGGACGGGGACGGTGATCTCGGAGCACTGGCCGATGCGGGCCTGCTTGTCGACGAAGAGGGTGCAGTCCTTCTGCACGTAAGCGGGGCGGTTGTCGGCCATGGGTGCGGCTCCTCAGGCGCCGGCGCGGGCCGCGCTGGCGTAGGTGATGACGATGTCGGAAAGGGAAGCGGAGGGGCGCGGCTCGCGCCCGCCCCGTCAGCGGTAGGTGACTTCGCCGGTCACCGAGTCGAACAGGAGGGTGTAGGCCACCTCGACGTTCCGGTAGGCTGCGATCCGGATGTCGACCATGGGCGCGGGCACCTCGTACTTCATGGCGAAGTGGAAGACGCCCTGAACGCCCTGCGTCGGCGAGTTCTCGCCCGAGAGGCGGAACTCCGATCCCGGCAGGAGCATGCCGGCGGCCTCGAAGTCGGCGAGCGCGCGCCGGCCGCTCATCACCATGAAGTCGAGGTTAGCAAGCGTCGCCGGACGGTCGGCGAACTCCAGGAAGGCGAACTCGATCGCCTCGTTGACCGCGTCGTGGGTGCGAACCACGGGGATGAACTGCCAGAGCGGATCGGTCGAGCAGGTCCACACGCCCCACGCCCGAAGCCCGTCGCCGCGGTTGACGAAGGTGTTGATGCGGTTGGCGTTCAGGAAGTTGGAGTCCTCCGGATAGCTGACCGGCCGGTTGAGGCCGACGACGCCGTTCGGGACCATGTTCGAACCTGCCCAGTGGACGCCCTGCTCGCGGTCGCGCTTGGCCTGGAGGCCGGCGAAGATCGCCGAGGCGGGCTTGGCGACGTTGACGCCCTCAATCGTCTTCAGGACGCGCGGGTCGCAGAAGGCGACGCGCTTGGAGCCGACAAGTGCGCGGGCGGCGACGGCCTGCGCGTCGGTGCCGTCCGGCCCGTCGGCGTAGAACATGGCCTTCAGCTTCTCAGCGACGCCCATGCCTTCGGCGATCACCGGGCTCATCACCGAGCCACGCGCGGCCGTGGCGGCGGCGCCCGTGCCGGCGCCGTTGCCGGCGATCGTGACGGTCGGATTGGCGGTGTAGCCGAAGCCGGGATTGTCGACGACGATGGCGTTGATCGAGCCGTCCTGGTTGAGGACCGCGTGCGCGGTGGCGCCGGTGCCGGTCGTGTCGCTGCCGGCCCGCACGATCGTGACCGTAACGGCGTCGGTGTAGCCGAGGCCGGCCGTGGTGACCGCGACGGAGGCGACGCCGTCGGCCGGCGAGGACATGGTGAGGCCGGGCGCGAGCAGGAGCTTGGGCTTCGGCATGCCGTTCATGGCGGTCGCCTTCATGAAGGCATGGATGCCGGTCTTCTGCGCCTGGTTGCCGAGGATGTTCGCCATCGTCGCGGCCGGCGTCGCGCCTTCGCTGACGAGAACGATCAGGATGCTCGTGATGACCTGGTCGAAGATCGAATCGATGTGGTCCTGAACGTGCGCCGGCAGGCCGGCGGCGTCGGCCGGCTTCTTCACGTGGATCAGGGTGTTCAGCTGGTACTTCGAGGCGTCGGCAACCGGCACGGTGCAGATCATGCCGACGGTGCTCGTGTCGAAGAGGCGGACGAGCGTCAGCTCCTCGGCGCTCTGGTTGACGCGCGCGCCGTGGTGGAACGGGAGGGCCATGAAGGGGACCTTTCGAGATCCGGCGCGCGCGGCGGCCGGGCGTGGAAACGAAGAGGGCCCGGCAGATGCCGAGCCCTAGCGGTTGGGTCAGAGCTGAAGTCGGAAGGTCAGGTCAGCGCTTGTCGCGCCCGCCCTGCCGGTAGAAGGGGCCGCCGAAGAAGCGGACGCCGAGCCACATGACGCCGGCCACCGTCACCGACGCGGCGGCGCCGGCAACGGCCAGCGCCGGGTGCGCGGTCGCCCAGGCGGGCAGGCTCACGGCGACGTCGTGGAAGAGCTGCGCGTCGGCGGCCGCTCGGCCGGATTGTGCACCATAGGCGGTGTCGTGCGCGGCGCAGGCCGCCGCCCACCAGCCTTCGAACCAGCCGGTGCAGTGGTCGACGGCTGTCACGCCGGCAGGCCCTTCGCGATGGTCTCGCGCCGCTCCGCCGTCAGGATGCCGGCGCCGACGAGAAGGTCGAGCCCCGCCAGGTTGCGCGGATCGGCGAGGTCGACCGTCTGCAAATGCGGGTCCTTGAGCCGGTCGAAGAACACGCCGACGACACGCCGGATCGTCTTCGCCTGCGCGTCCGTCTCGGCCTCGGCGCCCGCGGCGAAGTCGACGATCGCGACTTCCTCGAAGGCCGAGAAGCTGTTCCGGAACTCCGCAGGCGTCAGGTTGAGGCGGCGCGCCGGCTCGGGAGCCGGAGGCTCATCAGGCGTGACCGGCTCGGGGTTCGCGAAGGTCGACCCGTCATAGGTCGCGCCCTGGCGGGTGCCCTCCGGCGCCTCGATCCACGTCCAATCGGGGACGAAGAGCGGCGTCGGGTCGGTCGGATGCTCGAAGGTCTCCGCGACGCGGTCGTTCTCAATGCGTGCCCAGAGCTTCATCACGCAGCCTCATCCCAGAAAATGAACACGATGGCGTCGCCACCCTTGCCGCCTGTGCCTCCGTTGCTGCTACCCCCGCCGGCTCCGAAGCCGCCTTTGGCGCCTGTAGATCCATTGCCCACCGATCCGGGACCTCCCCCAAGCAAGCTCATAGCTTGACCGGGAGTAACTCCCGTCGCTGTGCCTGATCCAGGACCGCCGCCGCCCGGTCCAGGAGCGAAGCCGAAGTATTGGCTGCTCGCGTATAAGACGCTAGTGCCTCCTGGCCCATCAACATCGGCAAGATCCCAGAAGTCATATTCGCCGACGAAGGAGCCATCGTTGATACCAACAGCCCCTTGGGATCGAACCGCACGACTGCGAAGCCCCGAGCCGGCCTCTTGGCCTACGCCGGGCGTGTGAGACCCACCACCCGCAAAGCCGGTCGCGGGGCCACCCCATCCCGCCCCACCCTCGCCTTGCGACACGATGCCGGGACCGAAAGGGGAACCAGATGAAGGGCCGCCCTTCTGACCGGCCGTATCGACTGCGCCAGGATTTGACTTGTCCCAAGGTCCCGTCGCCGTGCCGGGGGCGCCAGCAAGGGTTCCGTCTCCGCTCACCCCTGTTGCCCCGACAAACGTAAGCGGGGTGCCGCCAACCGGAGTGCCGCTGATCGACGTGGACGTGCCGTTGGCCGAGCGGACCGTCGCACTGTTGTTACCCGTGCCGCCTTCGCCGACAACGATCGTCAGGGTGTCGCCGATAGCAACCGTAAGCGTCTTTTCGCCGAAAGCTGCGCTCGCTCCGCTGCGCATCATGTTGCCGCCTGCGCCAGCGCCAAGACCTTGCACCTTGATCTTGCCAGCCTTCTCGGCTTTCCAAGTGTAGGTGCCAGGGCGGAAGAAAATGTCGCGGCGCCAGTAGCCGTTGGAGCCCGGCCCGGTGGCGCGCTCGGGACGGGGCCCGGCGCTGGCTACATTCGTGTTTGCGTTCCGTCCCATCAGCTTCCAGCCGCCTCTTCGACGCCCCAGACACGCGCGGCAATCGCGTTCGCCGTGTCGGTCCTCACGAACACCTTGTCGCCCGCTTTGAGGACGAGGGCGGTGCGCTCGACCGTGCCGCCGACCCCCAGCGGTAGGTCATATTCGATCCAGTCAGTCGCAGCCGGCGATGCGCCGCTTCCGACCGCCATGCGGACCTTGCAAGCAAGCAGCGCCGTGATGTTGCAGACGAGCGCGGCCTGCCGATTTGCCGGGACGGTGTAGATCGTCGCGACGTTCGTGTTTGCGGGGGCGACCCCCTGGTTGATGGCGGCCATTACTGCCCCGCGAAGAAGACGGACGCCATATTGATCTGGCGCTGTGCGTTGAAGCGATCTGTGAGTGTGTCCAGCCGGCCCGCGATGGCCTCCAACGCCTGTTGGACGTTGGCGACCGTGTAGCCGGTGATCGGCTGGACCTGGATGCGCGCGGCGAAGAGGCCGCCAGCTTGAAGCGCCTCGTACTCCTCGCGAAGTTCCGCGAACTCGGATTGGGTCTGCGCCAGGCCGGCGCGCCCGGCGGCGATCTCTTCGGCGAGGGTCGCGACCACCGTCTCGGCCGAGAGCGCAAGCACCTGATCGATGGCGAGCTGCGCATCGAGCTTGACGGCTTCCAGAACGACGAGGCGCACATGCACGTCGCCGAAGATCGCGTTCAGAAGCTCGTCGGAAAGCTCGTGCTCCGCCGTGACGTGGTAGCCGTTAGAGGCGCTTGGCGGTGTCAACAGCATCGCGGCCGTTCTCCTCCACCAAGCGGTTCAGGAAGCCGCCGCGCATTTCGTGCTTGTCGCGCGGCAGCAACTCGATCCCCACGACCTTGACGAGGCGCGTCAGCGTCACGTCGTAGGCCGCCTCGTCGTCGAACTTGGCCATGGCCGTGTCTCCTCAATGCGCGTAGGCCGCGGCGTTCTGGATGAAGGGGGTGACCACCTTGTTCGTGGTGGCCATGTCGAAGCGCAGCTTCGCCGTGGTGGTCGGAGTGCCGAGGATGAAGGTCGCCAGATACCGGCGGCGCGTCGGCTTGTCGGGATCGGGCGTCATGGTGATCACGTCGGCGGTGAGCGTCGCCCCGCCGACCTTCAGCCGCGGCACCGCCGTGTTGACGTCGCCGTCGAAGGCGTCGACCACCACGTCGGTCTGGATCTTCGATGTCGCCGCCGCGAAGGTGATCGTGTCCGACACGGCACGCATCTCGTTCCTCGGCCGCGAGGTCGTCCAGGTCGCCACGTTGTCGATCTCGATCATCGGCCCAAGGTCGGGCGTCGCGATCATCACGAGGCGAAGCTCGCACGAAGCCGGCAGGCCGACGAGCGGGTTGTCCACGCCGTAGATCTTCAGCGGGAACCAGACGTTCGAGCCGTCTGGCTTGATCAACCATTCGAGCCCGGTGCCGGCCGGCGCCCAGGACGAATAGAGGAGGTCGAACTGCGTCATGCCTCCGGGCAGATCCATGGCGTTGAAGTCGACCACGGTCCGGACGTTGGTGAAGTGCGCCGCCACGATCTCGAAGGCGAAGTCATCGAGAAGGTCGCCTTGCGCGAAGCCGCCATCGGTGCCGTAGAACAGCGTGCCGCCCTGGAACTTGTTGTTCCCCGTCGTCGCCAGCGCGTGGTTGCCCGTGGTGACGGTAAACCAGGCGAAGCGGCGGCCCGGCTCCAGGAAGGCGAGCGGCACCTCGCAGCGGTTCTTGCCGAGCACGATGTCCTCGTACTTCAGCGTCATTTTGCCCAGCACCTTGTCGAAGCGCGGCGCCGCGCCGTCCGTCGTCTCGCACAGGAACAGATGGATATCGCCGTCCGTCCCCTTGCGCGTGACGAACAGGTTGATGGCGGTGACCACCATCGGTTGGGCGTTGAGGAACGTCTGGGCATAGACCGAGCCGTTCACGCCGACGATTTCGGTGACGTAGTCCCAGTAGGTCTCCGTCCAGGACCGGGTCTGCACCTCGCGGATGTTGTAGACGGCGTGCAGCTCGGTCAGCTCCGGCACGGTGTTGTTGTAGTGGTCGGCGAGACCGACGACCTGGAAGGTCTCATTGCCCTTCGAGAAGGTTTCGCCGGCCTGGCGGTCGACGAGGTTCGCCCACTCGGCGACGTTCTCGCACTGCTGGACGGTCGGCCCGTACGACACGGCCGAGCGCGACACGGTGCGCTGAACCGCCGTCGTGATCGTGTGTTGCAACTGGCTGATGTTGCGCGAGCCGTCAGAACCGAGGTTCTGGATGCGAACCGCCTCGGTATAGACCGGCATCATCTTGCGGCCCTTGAGGCGGATGCGCTGATCGTCTTCGTTCTTCGGGCGAAGAAGGCCCTGCTTGGACGCCTCCCAGGGGAAACGGACGCCCTCGCGAACGCGCGCGAGCCAATCGGCATCGCCCGTGGAACCCTGCTTGGGGCCACCCCACTGATCGGGCACGAGGCCCGGATCGTACCAATACTGGCGTGCCTCGCGGGGAAAGTTGAGAAGCCTCCGCACGGTGGCGGCGTCGCGCATCAGGTTCCGGATCAGCTCCGGGCGCGGAATGGTGGTGATCTTCTCGTTGACGTTGGCGAGGTTGGTCTCGATCGCCTCGGTGCGCAAGCGCAGCGAGGTGAGATTGAGCTCCATGTCGGTGACACGGCCGCCGATTTCGAAGAGGCTCTTCACGCGGAAGGCCTCGCCCGGCTCGATCGTCTGGATGCCGGAGGCGGTCAGGCGGACATAGGCGACGCAGCAGTCGGTGGCGGCGACCACCGGGCGAAGCGCCGGCGGCGGCGCGTTCTGGGCCTGTTGAACGCGGAACTCCAACGTGCGGTCTACCAGAGAGGGCGACTTCTTCGTGACGACCGTGGCCGTCTCGGGGTCGGTGCCGGTCCGGAAGGAACGATCCGATTCGATCGTCTCGACCTTGCCGTTCACCAGGATCGCCACCCACCGTTCGTCGGTGGCGATGCGCGGGATGTGGGACTGAAGGTTGACGATGGTTTCGTCGCCCTTGGCATAGACGACACGTCCCTCGAAGAAGCGCCCGGCTGAAATCCGGAGCTCCTGAGTGGAGCGGATCGCGACGGTGAAGCCTGCCCAATGCGACGGATAACCAACCGCGTCGCCGGCGAGATTGTCGCCGGCGGCCTGGGCGAAGAGGCCCATATCGTTGAGGTCGGCCGGGCCAAGGATCTCGGCCTGAGCGTAGTTGCGGCGCTGGCTCATGGAAGGTCCTGAAACGTCTTGCGGTCGACCCAACCGCCGACGCGGTGGGTGCCGTCGAGCTTGGGGCGATCGCCGAAGGTCAGCGGGCGGCGGTGGGCGAAGTCGGCCGAGAGGAGTGTCTCGGGCGACTTGGAGACGACGAGGGCGCGGTTGACGCGCCGGATCGGATCGAGGTCGACCTCCTGAAGGGCGCCGTCGCCGAGACCCGTCTGACCGAGGACGATCGGCGCGACGGGTGCGCGCAGCGGCACCTTGATCAGGAAGTGCGTGGTGAAGGGCTTGTGGTCGATCGGCGTGACGCCGAGCGCCCCGAAGCCAAGGACGAAGCGCTGCGGATAGGAGATCCGATCGAGGATCTCGGCGTCTACGAAGGGCAGGAAGGCGGCGGCCGCGGCGCGTGTGCCCTTGAGGGCCGCGAGCTTCACGGCCTCGGCCACCATCAGGCGCTTCCTCGCTTCCGGCCAGTCGTCGAACCAGAGGTCGACCGAGCGATGCGCGGCGAGGAAAGGCAGGAAGGCGGCCGGCGTCGTCGCCGGATCCATGATCTGCCGGATCGGCACCGGCAGCTCGTCGGACATGGCGAAGGCGAGCGCCAGCGCGACGAGACCGCTCTCCTCCGGGACGAGCTTGTCGGCCGTGATCACGCCGCCACCTCGAGGACAAGCTGATCACCGGCCATGACGGCGATCGTCACCGCCGTGCAGATCGGCACTGTGTAGGCGTCGGGCGCGATCACGAGGGGCTCGGCCTCGGGCCGCACCTTGATCACGGACGGGCCGTAGGCGGCGCCGTGCAGAAGCCCGGCCGGCACCTCGCCGCCAACCAGCCGGCGGGCGTCCGCGGCCGCGCGAACGCGGCGCGCCGCCTCCGTCGCGACGATCGTCTTGTCCGGCCCCTCCGGCACCTCGATCTCGAAGCGCACTGCGTAGAGCCGGCGCTTCGCCGCGAGGACGTTCACGGCGACCGCCTCGGGCGCGACGTGGGACGCCGTGACGGCGGCGCGCACGACGCCGAGCTCGGTCGGCGTCGGATCGCGCCCGCCCGGGCCCGACACGACGATGTCGACGTCGCCGCGGCGCCCGTGAACGGCGCGGCCGACGACGCTGACGTCGCCGGGGTTCTCCGGCCGGCCGAGCGCCGGCCAAGCGGTCAGGGCCTCGAAGACGAAGCGGTCGGCAGAGCCGGCGGCGGCCTTGTCGAAGGCGAGGAGGTAGCGGCGCAGCAGCGACGCGTCGCTCTCCATGACCGCTGCGACGCCCCGCTCGGGATCGACCGGCACGAGGACGAGGCGCAGGACGCCCGCGGCGGCGGCGATGTTGTCGAGGTCGGCGCCCTTCGCCGACGGAGCGAGAACCGCGCGCACAGCGTCGTTGACGATCTGGCGGTCGTAGACGCGCAGCTGCGAAAAGGCCTCGCCCGCGATGATCGCCGGATCGGTTTCGAGGCTCTCGACGTCGAAGGGCGCGATCGACGGGTCGACCCCACGCCGGGCGGCAATGAAGGCGAGGAAGCGCGCCACGAAGGCGGCATGCATTCCCTCGAAGTCGGGCACGACGATCGCGTCCGGCACCGCCACGCGCGACAGGTCGATGGCGGTCGGAGCACGCATCAGGCGGTCCTTCGGGTCGAGATGACGACAGAGCGCGCCTCGTCGCTCGCTGGCGAGGCGTCGCCGCGGTGGCCGCGCGGCAGGTACCGGCCGATGACGGTGAGCGAGAGAAGCCCGGAGGCGTCGCCGTTGACCTCGACGCCGGTCAGGCGGAAGCGCGGCTCCCAGCGGGCGAGCGCGTTGGCGACGGCCGCGCGCACGGCGAGGATGACGGGCGCGATCATCGGCCGGTCGATCAGGAGCGGCAGCTCGGAGCCGAACTCGCGCCGCATGACGCGGCTGCCAATCGGCGTGAGGAGGATGATCCGGATCGACTGCGCGACGTGCCCCCAGTCCGTCAGGGGCTTACCCGTCGCGCCGTCGACGCCCGCCGAGGCCGGCATGGATCAGTCGGCCTTCTTGGCGGACTTGGGCGCGCCCTTCGTCACGCGGCCTTCCTGGCGGAAGGTCACGGCCTGGCGCTCGGTGAGGAGCACGGGCGCGCCCTTCTCGTAGAAGTCGCCGAGGATGAAGCCCTCGATTTCGACGGTGTAGGTCTCGGGATCGCTCACGGGCGGGTCCTTTCGGGTGTGTCAGGCTTCGGGGCTGGACGCGCCGGCGCGGATCACGGCGCCGCAGGCGGCGACCGAGCCGTCGAGCGCGGCCATGGCGCCCTCGACCATCAGCTTCGCCGAGACGGCGGAGCGGATCGGCTGAGGGCCGTGGATGAGGCAGGCGAAGGTGTCGCCCTCGCGGGCGATCAGCTGGCCGTTGTCCGCGCGGTGGCGCGCGCAGGCGGTGACGATCCGGCCGGGATGCGAGCCGGGATCGCCGAGGGTCGCGACGGGCTTGGCCATTACTCGAAACGGACGATGCCGCCCGAGCGGAAGATGACGTCGCCGGCCGTTTCGTGGACGCGGGCCTTGGCCTTCGTCGCCTCCGAGCCGTCGGCGGAAACGAGGCTGGCGAACCCCTCGCCCACCGTGATCTTCAGCTCGCCGTTCTTGTCGTGCGGGCGCCGGTTGGCGTCCGAGAAGGAGGACAGCACGATGACGCCGTCGGTGAGGTCGCCGCTCTCGGAGCGCACCGTCACCGACTGGCCGATCACCGGTTCGCCCTGGATCTTCACCGTTCCGCTCGAGAGCGCCTCGACGCGCATCCAGGGGCCGTCGAAGGCCGGCGCGTCGCCCTCCGGGTCGCGGAAACGGACGCGGTAGAGGCCGTCGGCCGGCCGGGCGTCGACGATCGTGCCCTCGCGCGAGCGGTTGCGCTCGCGCCGGCGCATCTCGGCGAGCTGACGCACGAGCCAGGCGACTTGGCCCGGCAGGTCCTCAGGGAGCACGAAGGTGCGGGCCCCCGGCGAGAAGGCCGGCCTTGATGGTGGCGCCAGGGTTCGCCGGATCGTGCGGCGCGAAGCCGAGCGCCCTCGCCTCCCCGGCGTTGGCGCCGCGCATGCGCTGGAAGTCGAAGGGGGCGAGGTCCGCGCCGACCGTGCCGAACAGCGCCTCGACCTCGGCGGCGAGCTCCGGCCGGTCGCTCGCGAGCTTGGCGCGGAACTTCGACCAGACCGAGCCCTCGGCCTGGGTCGCGTTGAACAAGGGGTCGGCCTTGACCTTCACGGTCAGGCGGATCTCGCGGGCGGCGAGACGGTCGGCGTCGCCGGCGCTGGCGTCGCGCCGGCGCACGACGCGCACGACCTCGTCGACCAGCTTGCGCCAGATCTCCGACCACTCGTTCGCCGGATCGGTGAGCACGGCCGTGATCTGGCGGTCGACGAGGTCGAGCAGGAACTCGAAGGCGGCATCCGTTCCCGGAAGCCCGAGACCGATCAGCCGGGCGGCGCCGGTTTCCGGGTCGATCTCGGTGAGCGCCGTCATCACCCCGACGACGAAGACGAGGTCGATCTCGCCATTCTCGCGCAGGTTCCGCGCCTCGGCGCCCTCGGACTTGCCGGCATCGGTGTAGACGGCGAGGAACGGCCGATCCTCGTCGGTCCGCAAGCCGCCGTCGCCGGCGACGTCGAGGATGCCGATCTGGCTGTCGAGGACGTTGGCGCCGATGCGAGTGCGGCCCCGAAGGGCCTCGACGGCGGCGATGCGCAGGGCGACGCGGGCGAGGCTCACTTCTCTCCGAGCTCCAGAACGAGGTGGGTGTCGCCGCGATCGTCGACGCGCAGCACGGAATACCAGGGTCGGCCGCGGCGGCCGGTGGCGCAGACCGCGTCCCCTTCCTTCACGACGAGGTCGGGATAGCTGTTGCGGTCGATCATGAGCTGCGCCTGCCCGCCGCCCATCTGGGGGCCGCCGCGCGAACCGCCGCTCTCGCTGCCGCCGCCGTCGGACAGGATCGCGCGGAGATCGAGGATACCGCGCGAGGGATCGGGTTTCTCGCTCTTCAGGGGCGAGAGGCGGACGGGTTCCGACCATCTGCGGTCCATCTGTCGATCGACCATGGCGGCCAGTCGGAACCAGTCGGTCATGCGATCGGCCTCAGACGGCGACGCCGTTGAGGCGGACCTCGCCCGTCGCCGACGGGTTGGCGGCCACGGCGGTCGCGGCGCCGATCAGCGTATTGCCGGTCGCCGTCGAGGTCACGACCTTGTTCGTCGCGTCCCAGTACACCTTCTGCCCGGGCGTCCAGGCCTGGGCCGAGGTCTTCGGCAGGCTCACGACGCCGACCGTGCGCCACTGCGCCTTCGGATCGCCGTTCGCGTACTTGGCGAGCGCGACGCCGAAGAGCGAGCCGATGAGGGCGCCCTCGCCCGAGTTCACGGCGTAGGGCGCGGGCAGGCCCACGGTGTCGCCGTTCTGAACATAGTTCTTCATGGAGGAAGTCCTTCCGGAGAAACAAGGAAGGCGGCGCCCGGCGCCGCCTTTGTGAGTACCGGCCGGCTATGCGCCGGCGCAGCCGTCGATCAGGCGGGCGGTCAGGCCGGCGCGGCTCCGGCGTTCTTGTAGAGGCCGTGGTAGCCGATCGCCTTCACGCCGGCGTCGATGCGGACCTTGAACTCGGCGCCGTCGACGTACCAGCCGGGGCGCTGCTCGAGCGTCGGCTGCGAGTTGCCGTTCAGGTACGCCACTTCGATCGTGTCGTAGGTGTTCGGATCGGCCGCGAGGTGCCAGGCGGTGCCGGACAGGCGGGCATCCGACACGACCTGGGCCATGTCGCGGACGCTGTTGGGCACGCGCTGCGTCTTCGAAGGATCGAACTCGGCGGCCATCAGCGTCTTCGCCACGCCCTCGAGCTCGACGGGCACGAGCATGTACTTCGCCCGGATGTTGAGGGACGTCGCCTGACCGTCGACGTCCTTCTGCTTCGCCATGGCGGCGCGGGCGGCGTCCAGAGAGACAACGGTCGGCGCGGCGTTGGTGGCCGCGAGGTTGCCGTGGTCGGTGTGGAACAGCGCCTTGCCGTCCGCCATCGGCGGGTTGTCGACGAGGATCGCGTAGACGAGATCGCCGATCGTGCGCCGCGCCGCCCGGCCCATACGCTGGGGAATGCGCGTGAACACGTTCATGTCGTCGTTGATGATCGCCTGACGCGAGATCGCGAACATGCGGCCATAGGTAGCGAGCTGGATCTTCTCGCCGCGGTCGCCGACGGTACCGAACTTGTACTCGCCGCCTTCCGGCACCTCCTTCAGCGAGGGGAAGAGGCCGATGTCGACGCGGGAGACTTCCTTGAAGTCGTTGAGAACGCCGCGCGCGGTCCAGATCTCGAAGGTCTCCTCCGCCTCCTCGTAGCCGCGCAGCATCGACTTGTTGGCGACGTTGCCGAGCACGGTCACGAAGTCCGACGTCGTGTGGGTGCCGCCCAGCATGGTCACCATGCCGAGCGCGGCGCCGGCCATCTCGAGCGGGTCGGCATAGTCGAACTTCATGCCGGCGTGCTGGAGCGACAGGCGAGCCAGCTCCTTCAGGGTATAGCCGGTGAACTCGTTCACCTGGCCGCCCTGCATGCCGGCCTTGTGCATCAGCGAGAGCGTCACGCCCTCGCGGAAGCGGTCGCGGCCGTCGGCGGTGACGCGGTTCGCGGAGGTGATGTTCGGCTGCGGGTCGCGGTCGGCCATCATCGTGATGATGAGGTCTTTCGCGGCCTCGACGTTGCCGGCCGCCTTCTCGACGACCTCGAAGGTCTGGTCGGAGGAGAGCTTCGCCGAGCGGCAGCGGGACATGATGTCCATGGTGGCATCGCGCACCGACATCGTCGGCTGCGTTGTAGCCGCGGGCGCCGCCGGCGCCGGCTGCGCGGCGGGAGCGGGCGCGGCCGCGGGCGCGGCGGCTGCCGCCATCGCGGGCGGGGTGAGGGTCGTGGTGGCGGCCAGCTGCGCGGCCGTGGCGCTATGTGCGGTCACGTCGTGATCCTTGGGTTTCGCGGCCGGGGCCGAGGGGTTGGCGGAAAGGTCGGGCCGCTGGCGGTAGGCCGCCTGCGGGATCGTGGACGGCGCGTGCTGGTACGCGTCGTAGGCGAAGGCCGACATCTCCTCGGCGGCCTCCTCGTCGACGGCGGTCGCGAAACCGCCTTCGAGCGCCTGCTCGGCGCTCATCCAGGTCTCGACCCGCATCATGTCGCGGACGTCGTCGAGGCCTTTGCCGGAGATCCTCGCGTAGATGCCGGCAACGTTCGTCGCGAGGGCGTCGAGGCGGTCGGCCGAGTTGCGATGATCTCGAGCGTCGCCCCACGTCACCGAGGACGGGTCGTGGATCATCAGCATGGAGCCGAGGCGCATGATGCGGCTGTCGCCGGCCATCGCGATCACCGACGCCGCCGAGGCGGCGATGCCGTCGATGATCATGGTGATCCTGCCGTCGTGCGAGCGCAGCAGGTTGAAGATCGTGATGCCTTCGAAGGCGAGGCCGCCGCCGGAGTTCAGGCGGACGGTGAGATCGCCCGAGCCGAACTCGGCGAGCGCTTCCATGACGTCGGTCGCGGTGAAGCCGTCGTCGTCGTACCACATGCGGCCGACGTCGCCGTAAAGGACGAGCTCGCCGCCGACGAGAAGCCGGTGCGCCATGATGTTCTCCTGTGTCGTGGCGCGCGCTGGCGCTCAGTCCCGCTCGGGCGGGATGGTGACGGCCTGGGTCTGCCCGGCCTGGCTGAGGATCCGCGGATCGCTGTCGAGCGCGAGGCCGAGCTTGTCGGCCCGCGCGTTGTCGGCGGCCATCTCGGCGTCGAGGTCCTCGGGATCGAAGCCGAGCTTCCTCTGCTCGTTCGAGCGCGAGGCGAGGCCGCCGCGGATCGCCATGATGGAGGCCGGCACCTCGCGGGTCGGGTCGATCATCTCGCGGCGCGGCGGCGTCCAGCCGATGGTCGCGCCGCGATCGCGGCCGGACAGGATCACGGAGGCCGCGTTCAGCGTCCAGGCGCTCACCCGGTGGCAGAGCTGCGGGATCATGATGTGGTTCTGCGACGTGCCGACGGAGCGCTGCATCTCCAGCCATCCCATGCGGCCCGACGAGAAGTTGACGCCCTTGAGGTCGCCGGTCAGCGCCTCGTAGGAGATGCCCACGCCCGCCGCGATCTCGTGGAGGTTCACCGACATGTAGTCGCCGAAGCCGTCCACCTGCGGCGGCTCGCCGAAGGTGATCTTCTCGCCGATGCCCATGCGCCGGATCATGCCCGGCGCCATCTTCTCGACCGGGTGCGGCTGCCCGTCCTGCTTCTCGCCGTAGGGTGCGCCGACCTGCGGGTCCGCCATCTCGATGAAGCCGGCGAAGCACGCGGCGATCTTCTGGCGCATGAGCTGCGCGTCCGCGAAGTCGGCGAGATCGCGCAGGCGCATGATCACCGGCGCGAACCAGCTGACGCCCCTCGCCTGCCCCGGCCGGTCGACGCGGAAGATGTGCGCGACGAACTCGGCCGGCACGCGCACCGAGCGGCCGATGCCCATCGCCGTCATGGCGCCCGGGTGATCCTGGAAGAGCCAGTAGGCCACCCGCTTGCCGCGCAGGTCGAACTCGATGCCCTGGCTCGCCCAGTTGCCATTCGAGAGCGGCCCGTCGATGGCGTTGTCGAGATGGTCGGCTTCGATCACCTGCAGCTGGAACGGCAGCGGCAGCCCGTCCTCGGGACGCCGCGGCCGGTACCGCACCAGGACCTCGCCGTCCTGTGCCACAGTGCCCATGGCGAGGTGCTGCAGGCCGTAGAGGTCATGAAGGCCGTTGGCGTCGCACGCCGTCGTGTCGAAGTGCGCCTTCATCAGGCGATCGAGCTCGGCGCGGACCTTCGGGTTCGCGGCCTGGATGCTTGGGATGATGCCGGCGCCCACGACGTTGTTGGCGATGACAGCCTTCGCCCGGGCGGCGTGCGGGTTGTTGCGGACCATGTCGCGCGCGACGTTGCGCAGCCGGTCGCCCTGCCCGCGGATCTCGGCGTTGGCGTCGGTCGCAACCGCGCGCCAGCCCTCGGTGCGCCGGCCGGCCTGCGCCGCGTCGAAGAGCATGCGCGCCGCGCCAAGGCCCTCGCTTGCCGCGCGGGCGCGGGCGCGCTCCAGCCCCCTCGCCGGCGAGACCCAGTTTATGACCCGGTCGAGCGCGTTCACGGTCAGAACGACGAGAAGCTCGCCAGCGTCGTCAGCGACGGCCGCTCGTAGCTCGGCCGCTTGGCCTTCCAGTAGTCGATGGCGCGCAGGAGATCGTTGAGCGAGTTGTATTCGACCTCGCGGCGGGTGCCGGCGGACATGAAGGTGACGCGGCGCGCACCGGAGGCGATCGCCTCCTCGAGGCAGGCGATGAACGCCTCGATGTCATCCGGCGTGTAGTCGGTCGCGGCCATCGTGCCCTCAGAGGAAGTTGCTGGTGTCGCCGAGGTAGTCCCTCGGCGCCGTCGACCTCGCGGCCGGCTGGGTGGCGGGCTCGCCGCGAAGGCGCGCCCGGATCTTGTCGAAGTCGGCGAGCGGGATCGCCGCCCGCGCTGCCAGCGCGTAGACCGAACAGTCGAGCGCCTCGGCGGCCTTGGCGCCGATGCGCTCGTACTTTCGGACCGGCCGGCCGCCGATGCGCCGCACCACGCGTCGCTCGGAGGCGAACTGCTCGAACCAGACGCGCGGCAGGCTCGCGGAAAACCGCATGCTCTCCGGCGCTCGGGTGATGCGGTTCATGATCTGCGTCTTTACCGCGTCGGAGCCGACGATCCAGAGCGTGCCGCGCCCGATCTCGGTGCCGCCGCGGATCTTGCCCTTGGAGGGCTCGATCACCGGCCGGGAGAAGCCGGCCATGCCCTTGATCGCCATCACGCCGCGCCGCATGCGCGGGACGCAGAAGGCGTAGACCTCGTCCGTCCAGCCGCCGTCGCCCGAGTCGACGCAGGCCGCGCTGATGCCGATCATCCCGCCGAGAGGATGCTTCCAGCGCGAAAGCAGCATCTCGTCGAGCTCGCGCCAGGTGCCCTCGTCCTCGGGCGAGCCGTAGAAGACGAAGTGGGCGAGCACGAAGGCCGTGCCGTCCTCGGCGTGCCCCATCACGGTCGCCTCGACGCGGTCGTCCTGTACGTCGACGCCGCAGGTGATGATCACCACCGCCTCGGGCATGTCGAGGCGGTGCAGCTCGCCGTCCTCGTCGGCCCAGTCAACGCCGAGCCCGAACCGCTCGCGGCGCTTGAACAACACCTCGTCGTCGATGGTGTCGGCCGCGTCCTCCCAGGCTTCCGCGAGAAGCGTGTTCTTGAACACCCGCAGGCGCTCGGGATCCTTGTGCGCCCGCAGGAACTCGTCGGCGAGCTTTGCCCATGACGCGTTCGGGAACAGCGAGATCAGGGCGTTCAGATGGAAGCCCGCGTGGCCCTTCACCTCCGGCCGCGTCGCGCGCCAGGCGCCCTTCGAAACCATCTCGGCCTTGAAGCGCTCGGGTATCGCCTCCTCGCAGGTCGGGCAGCGCCAGTGCGCGCTCTCCGGCCCTTCGGGAAACCGGATGTCGGCCCAGACGAGTTGATGCCGTGCGCCGCAGGACGGACACGGCACCTCGTAGATCCGCATGTCGCTCTCGCGATAGGCCTGCAGGATCGTCGACACCGAGGCGTCGGTCGGCGTCGAGCCGCGAATGATCTTGCGGTTTACGAAGCCCAGCGTCCGGCGCTCGGCAAGCGTCACCGGATCGCCTTCCTTCGTCGGCTCCATGCCGTCCTCTTCGTCAATGAGGAGGACGCGCGCGGAGTGTCGCCGGAAGTTGCGAGGCGATTTCGCCGCCAGCACCTTCAGGTATCCGCCGGGAAAGCGGCGCTGCGTGATCGTCGATCGGCCGCTCTCGTCGGCATCCGTCGAGAAAAGGCCCGCAACCGCCGGCGAGGCGTCGAAGATCGGCTCCATGTCGGAGACGACGTAGTCGCGGCAGTCGTCGTCGGTCGGCATGTAGAGCAGCATCGGCGACGGCTCGTTGAGGCCGTAGGACGCGATCGCCGCGGTCAGGAGCGTCGTGTAGCCGACGCGGACGCACTTCAGGACCGTCACGCGCTCGAGGAACGGGTCGGTGATCGCGTCCCCGATGCCCCGCTGCGGCGGCCAGAGCTCCATCCAGCCGGGATCGTTGTTGACGCCCTGCGGGAACTTGATGTTGCGCGGCGCCCACTCGGAGAGCGGCAGGCGCTGCGGCGGTCGCAGCGAGGCGAGCGCCTTGACCCGGATCTGATCAAGCAGCTCCACCGCTCGCCTCCTCCAGGATGCGCCGCACGACGCGATCAATCTCATCAATGTCGTGCGCGGTGAGGTGCGGCAGCTTCTGCTGAACCTTGGACGACAGGCTGAGCATCAGCGCCTGTACCATGCGCAGGATGTCGGCCCAGGCGCGCTGGACGTCGGCCGCTTTCAGAAGCTCGCCGCGCCCGACGGCGTTCTTCATCTCCTGCGCGTCAGCCTGTTCTTTGGCGAGGCGCGCGCGCTCGGCCGTCAGGTCAAGGTCACCGGCCTCGGCGCGTCCAGCCGCGGACTTGCGGAGCCGCTCGCAATAAGCGGCGGTCGCCTCAGCCAGCGGGATCTTGCCGGACGCCGTCCGCTCGATCGTCCCCTCGGCGATGAGGTTCTGCACGGTGCGGGCCGAGATGCCGACGAGGTCGCCGAAATCCTTGGTCGACACCTCGGTCGGCAGCGATGCCGCTGGCTTCTTCGCCCGACCGCGCAGGGCTGAACCCCGTGCCGCGTCCGGAAGCGCGTCGCCGATCTGCTCGAAGGAGCCGGCCTCGTCGCGATTGGCCAGCTTCGTCCGCGACTTAGCCGGCGATGAGGTCGCCGGCGTCTGCCGCGATTTCACCCCTGAACCCCCCTATAGAGATTTTGCGCAGCGTGAGGGATCGGGCTGATCCCCACCGCAGTACCTGGGAGGTCGGGGAGGACCCGACCCGGGGGCCTGCTTGGTGCAAAAATGCAACACTGTCACACAAAAAGACACACCGCAGGTTGACTGATGGTGCGCCGCAACAACCCTGAGGTGGGCAGCTACGAGACGACGCCCTTGGTCACCCGCTTGATCTCGTGCTCGACGCGACGCGGCAGCACCGTGGCCGCGGTCGACGTGAACGCCTCGGCGCTCGCGTCCTTCACCATCTCGGCCGGGATGATCACGCCCGAACGCGCCCGCTCGATCGGCAGGCGCTTCGTGCCAGCGCGGAAGAAGGCATGGCCACCGGCGAGCAGCGCCCCGCGGCCGCCCGGCCACTCGCCGCCCCGCAGGAAGGTCGCGGGGAAGACGGTCGAGCGGTTGAAGGGCTTGGCCCTCACGCCTTGGTCTGTCTCCTTCGGCTCGAAGAACTTCAGGCTGACGTCGCCGCCGCTGGAATACAGCGAGAACGTCAGGTCCTCCCAGTCCGACCGGTTCGTCTTGACCGCCGCGACGATGACCTTGCGCTTGAGCCCGGTCTGTTTCGTCAGCGCGCTGCGCACCTTCGTGCGCGCCATCTCGCCGGTGCGGTTGACGGCGCGGGCAAGCACCTTGCGCGACGTGTCGTTGCCCAGCGCGCGGATCGCGTCCTCGAAGCGCCGGAGCCCACCGACATCCGACCAGTGCAGCATGACCCGCACGCTGCCCGCCAATGCCATGGTGACCTCCGAGACAGGCTTCCGGTTTGGCCGCCTCCTGGCGCAGGGTTGCGCGACCTGGCGGAACTATCCACAGATGGAGTGGGTTATGGCGCCTAGCGCCGTCACGGGCTGCAGCTGTGCAGAGCCGCAGCCCGGGCTGGACGACAATGACGTAGGACCGCCATGCCTCGCGCCCGGCCCATCCGGAGCGCAAGAAAAGAGCGCGGAACGGGCTTGTTCGAACCCCGTTCCGCGCTTCTGTCTGGTGAGTTGCCGCACCGCGCGAACGCGGTCAAGCGCGTTAAAAACGCACCGTTTTCGGCCTACTCGCAATTCTGTGGAATACGCATTTACTGCCACTCGTGGCGCCCGGGGTCAAGCCCCTCCCCGAGCCGCCCTTGCTGCCTCGCGGCGCAGCGCGTGCGCGATCTCGGAGCGCTCCTCGAAGAACGCCTCCGGATCGCGATGCGAGAGGCTGAGCCGCTCGACCCGGCTGGCGAGCACCTCGATGCGGTCGCAGAGGCCGGGCGTGCCGGCCGGATCAGTGCTTCGCTCGCCCATCATCCTCGTCCAGGTCACGCGCCGGCCCATTCGACAGGCCCCAGTGCTGGACGAGCGCGTCGAGCGCGGCCCGCAGCACCTTGCGAGCCGTGCGCCGGCTGCTTTTGATCTTCTTCGACAGCTCCCGAAGAGAATGCCCCTCCCCAGCCACGAAGCGCACAATGCCGTAGTTCCGCTCGCCAACGGCGAGGTACGCGCTGCGCAGCTCGAAGCCGGCGGCCATGCGCCCGTCGTTGAAGGCGTCCGGCGCGCTGCCGCCGTCGACGCGCTCCTTCACGTCGCCGGGTGACGGCGAGCGCTTGCCGGCGCGCTCGTAGAGATCACGGAAGCGCAGGCCGGCCTGGGCCTCGGCCGCCTGCAGCACGCCGCTCTCGCTGAGACGCACGAGCGGGCTCTCGCCGAAGTTCACGGCGACGATGATCGTCTCCGGATTGCCGGCCGCGCCCTGGTGCTCCTTCTGGAAGAACGGGTTCTCGACGTCGCGATAATGAAGCTCGCGCCGCGGCTCCGTTTCCTCTGTCCGCGCGACGGCGGCGCGCCGCTTCTTCGGTGCCGTGCTGCGCGCCGCCAGTGCCCTTGCCATCCGCTCCGACCGGGCAGTGAGGCGCGTCTTGCGGGCCGTTCGGGCTTGCTCGGCAGCACGGTTGGCGGCGCGGCGCTGCGCCTTCGCCATCCAGGCGTCGAGCGCGTCATCCTCGCTCACATCCTCGGCCCGCGCCTTCCGGCGGATCGCGGCGAGCTGCTGCGGCGTCGGCGCGGCGATGCCGAGCTCGGCGCAGCGCGCAGCGAGGCCGGAGAGCGCTTCGAAGCGGGGACGATTCGATGATGCGGCGGCGGCCGCGACGACGATGTCGGAAGATCGGGTGTCAGTCAGTCGGTCCAGCACTACGCCTGCATCCCTCTGCACGGGAGGCAGTCCTAAATCCTATGGTCCAGCCAATGAGATATGCCAGATTGCACCCGCGCTAGGAAGATCGTCCCAGTCGCTGTCGTTCTCGCTCCGTTCCGGCATTATGGCGCGATGGGCTACCGGGTGATTCGAGATCTGACGGACGGCATCCGCTACGGCGCGTGGGTGCGGATCATCTGCGGCGGATGCGGCAAGCACACCTACGCCTCGTGCCAGGCGCTCCGCCGCGTGCTCGATCCCGGCCTCCACCCGGCCGGCTATCAGAGCCGTTTCTGTTGCACCCTGTGCGGAACGGCCCCGAGTAGCATCGACATCTGCGACGGGCCGCCGCGTCCGTCGGCCGACTAGCCGTTATGATGGTGCGGAGCGGTTATCCGTTCCGCCCGCCCCTCCCTCACGCCACCTGGAGGCTCTTGAGCACCGGCAGGGTCTTCTCGGCGAAGGTGGCGGCGCGGGCGGCCAGCTCGGCGACGTTTTCCTCCGGCGTGTCCAGCGGCTTGCCGTCCTTGACGATGCGCTGGTTCTGGGCGGCGAGGACGCTCCAAGCGAAGTCCGCCCAGTCCCTCGGCTGCTTGGCACCGGCGCCGATCGACAGGAGGAAGAGCTGGGCGAAGCGGTCGACGGCGATGCCGCCCCCGGTGACCGGCGAGGCGAGGAAGCCGAGATCGGCATTGTCGCGCGCCCGCTCGCAGACCGCCGCGTTGAAGGCGCGGGTGGACTTGGCGCGCTTGTTCTCGTCCTTGGCCGGCAGGCAGGGCTGGACGTGCCCGGCGCCGACGAGGATGGTCAGCGCCTGGGTCAGCTTCGCCCAGCCGAGCGCCTCGACCGCCTTGTCGGCGCAGAGCGCCCGCAGCGTCTTCGCCCCCTCGGCGAGGCCGTCGAGAATGGGCGTGTAGACCTCGGCCTGGAGGGTCGCCTCGCCGAGCACGCCCTTGACCGTCAGCGGCACGTCGGCGCGCGGCGTCGAGAGCGCGAAGCGCTGCTCGGCCCAGACCTCCTGGAGGCGGCGGGGCGGGAGCGGCAGCGGTCCCTTGACGAAGACGTCGCGGCGGAACTGCTGGTTGAACATGTAGTCCTTCATCACCTCGCGCTGCGTGCGATCGGCGATGCCGGCGAGAAGCTGCTGCTGCTCGGCGGTGAGATTGATCGCGTCGACGCCTTCCAGAAGCGCGGCGGAGCCGAGGAAGGTGAGCTTGGCGGCGCTGAGATCCTGCGCCACCTCGGAATGGTAGAACAGCGCCCAGGCGTCGTTGAAGTATTCGTGGGCGAGATAGTTGCGGCTCATGCCCTTGAGCTTGTCGAAACGCTCCTTCAGCGCCGGATTGGCGCGGAAGAAGCCGGCGCCGGCCGCGAGCATCGCGTCGGTGAACTGCAGCGCCGGCTCCAGCCGCCCGGCGGTCGGCCCGCCCGTCGCCTTGCCGTGCAGGTACATGAGGTGGCGCAGCGGCGCGGCGGCCGACCAGCCGGGAAGGGCGTTGTAGGAGATGTAGACGAGCCCGCCGACCTTCAGCTTGCGGGCAATGAAGTCGACGATGGCCTGCCGGTTCTCGAGGCCGATCCAGGAATAGATCCCGTGCAGCGCGATGACGTCGAACTCCTCCGGCAGGTCCGGCTCGTCCGCGAAAGCGGCGAAGGGCGTGTCGAAGAAGGTGACGTTGGACAGCCCCGCTTCGGCGGCGAGGGCGCGAGCGTTGGCAACCTGCGAGGGGTTGAAGTCGGTAGCGTAGAACTGGGCGTGCGGATTGGCGGCCGCGAGGAGGTTGGCCGAGAAGCCCTGGCCGCAGCCAAGCTCGCAGAAGCGAAACGGTGAGGCTGTATCGAGCGGCGTCTCTCCAGCGGCTAGCGCGCCGAAGCTCAGCATCTGCGGCGTCAGTTCGCGGTAGAAGCCATAGGTGTAGCCGAGATCGGCCACGTAGCCGTCAGTCCAAGCAGTCATAACCGCGCCTTCTGAGAGTAAGTGCACCTTCCACAACGAAGCGGCAGGGAGCCTAGTAGACCCCCTGCCGCCCCTTGGTAGATGGTGGAGCTGCCTCGGAAGGCAGCTCCTGACTTGGAGTGTTAGGCGACGATGTCGGTAGCTTCGATGCCGGCGAGCGAGACGCCGGTCAGCTTGACCACCTGCTCCGAGGCATTGCCAGCGGCAGCGGCAGCGAACACGTAGGTGTCGGAGCCAACCTGCTGAGCAACGTACACCGTCGTGGTGTCGGCGGCGAACAGGGCGTCCGCAGCCGTCTTGGCAGCCGTGAAGTCCGCAACAGCGGCCGTGGCTTCCTTGTAGGTCGTCGCGCTGCCTGCAACAGCGTAAGCCTGGAAGTCGATCGTGTCCGCCTTCGTGAGGAAGTCGGTGATGACGTCGGCATCCGTAGCAGTCGCAGCGCTGGCGGTGCCAACGATGAACTTGTCGTTGCCAGCGCCACCGGTAAAGGTGTCCGCCGTGAAGGCGACACCAGCCGAGCCAGCGACACCCTTGGTGGTCTCAGTGACCGTGCCGAAGGTCACACCAGTCGATGCAGCCTTGTCGGTCGCCGTGGTGGTGGCAACATCACCCGCAGTGTTCTTGTAGGTGACGCTAACAGTGTCCGTGACCGCATCGTAGGTGACGGTATCGATGTTGGCGTTAGCAGCCTTAATCGCAGCTTCAGCACCCTGGATGGCCGTGCCAACCTGGTCGATGGACTGCGAGTTGCCGATGACAACGTCAACACCAGCGATCGTGACGGTGCCACCGTCCGCATCCGAACCGTTGGTGACGGTGAACTTCTGCACCTCAGCGACCGCGGCCACTGCAGCGCTGCCGCCACCGTTCAGAACGTCGTTACCGGAGCCGCCCTTCAGCACGTCGATACCGGTCGAGCCAGTGATGGTGAGCACACCAGCGGCAGCCGAGCCGTCGAACGAGACGGGGGCGGTGAACCCGCCGATCGTGAGAGCCTGCGAACCCGTGGCATTCACAACCGTGTTTGCGGCAACAGCGATCGAGCCGATCGTGTTGGCGGCAACGCCAGCAACGCCGCTCGAAGCGATGTTGATGGTCGTCGCACCGCTGGTGGTCAGCGTACCAACTTCAGCGTTCGCACCGTCGGCAGCCGCAGCACCTTCGAGCGCAACGTTCAGCGTGGTCGACCCGACACGCTGAGCGATGCTCGCGTCGCCAGAGTTGTTGGCGCCGAAGGCGTACACACGAGCGCCACCTAGCTCAACCACGTCGTTGCCGGCGCCGTTGAAGATCAGCTTGTTGATGGTGGTGTTGGTGAAGGTGTCGCCATTCACCTGAGCGCCGGTGACGCCAGTGAATTCGAGCTGCTCGATGTTCGTGGCTCCATTGACACCCTTCAGGACGTCGTTGGTGGCGAGACGGAAGTCACCGCCTGCGACCGAGAGCGTGTCGGTGCCAGCACCGCCGTCGAACTTGTCAGCAGCCGTGACGTTGGCGACGATGAACTTGTCGTTGCCGGCGCCGCCGGTGAAGGTCTGGTCCGAAGCACCCTGAGCGGCCGTGTTGATCGTCACGCCGGCCGTGGAGGCCGAAGCATTGATCGTCGTGGCAGTCGTGGTCGCAGCCGTCGTGATCGACGTAGCACCGTTAGCCGCAACGTTCAGGGTCTTGAGCGAGGTGTCGGTCAGACCGACGATCGAACCGGAACCCGCGACGTTGAGCGTCTCGATGCCGTTGATGGTGACGGTGCTAGCACCGGTCACCGAAGCGCCGTCGAGAGCGAGCGTCGCGGCATCGGCCGTGCCACCGACGTTGTTGTAGGCGAACTCGACGTTCTTGCCCGCGGCGATCGTGCCCTTGATGCCGCCCGTCTGAGCGACGGCGAGACCGGTGAACGAGATGTTCTCCGACGAAGACTGAGCCCAGAACTGCTGCGCACCCGTGAAGGTGTTGGCATTGATCGACTGAGCGCCGGTGTTCTGAACGAAGATCTGCTCGACGTTGGAAACCGTCACAGCCGGAATGGCAGTGCCATCGATGAAGAGCGACAGCTTGTCGGTGCCGGCGCCGCCGTTGATGTTATCGCCAGCATTGAGCGTCGTGGAGCTCGCCACAACCGAGTCGTTGCCGGCAGTGCCGACGACGTTGTCGATGTTGTTGGTCAGCGTGAACGTCTGACCCGGGTTGGTCGGAACACCACCAGCACCACCAAGCGGACCGGAGTAGACGGCCGTGCCCTGGCCGGCGGCGTCGAGGAAGTTCGTGACCGCGGTGTTGACCGAGTTACGGAACTCCGGAGCCTCGGAGAAGGCGAGCGCGATGCGGGCGGCCGAGAAGCCGGAGTCGAGGTAGAACTGGACTTCGCCAGCCGACGGAGCGCGGCCGAGGACCTGCTGGTAGACGGCGTTGATGAAGGCCGTGTTGACCGTGTTGCCGCCGAAGCGGGTGGCAAACTCCGGCGAGGCGGCGAAGCCTTCGGCGATGTTCTGCTCGTTGGCCGGACCGCGGAGCGCGTCGACCTGGAAGTTCAGGCCGGCCTGGTCCGGAACGCGACCGAAGACCACCTGGTACAGGCGGACGACGTCCTGGACGTCCTGGCCTTCCGGCGAGTTGATCAGGGCGGCGCGGGCCTGGGCCAGCGTCAGGGCGCCCGAGTCCACGGCCGAGACGTACGAGTTGATCTCGGCGTCGGAGACCTCAGTGCCGGAGCGCTGCAGGATGTTGCTGAAATATTGGCGGATATCGTCGATCGTAGCCACGCTTCTCTCCACGTGAAGTGAGTGCAAAAGCACTCGTAAGGGTCGGGCTGCCCCTACCCAATCTATCTATGCAGGTTCAGTACCTGCGAACTACTAGGAGTGAAGGCACAGAAATCCCGTCGGCCGACTGCAGACTTGCTGCAGCCACCCTACTTCGAACCAGAACTGTGTGACCTTTTCCTCCGGACGCCGGACTTGCTACAGCAGCGACACTACCTTGGCAAGTGCCCTTGTACAGTGGGATGCAAACATTTCCCGAACCTGAACAGACCCTCGAAACCGTGTTGCAATCTGGCACCGCTGGGCGGAACCGGGACGAGAAATGGGCACGGAGAGGGTTTCGGCTAGACCTATGTTAATGATCTTCATCGATGAATGGCTGGGGCGGAGCCAAGAAGATGCGGAGCCGTCCCGCGATAGCCGCGATTGCCGATGTGGCGGAGGGGCCATCATCCCGTCAGAGCAGTTCCAACGACGCGACTACGAATTTTCGCTATCGCCAAATAAGATCGCGTGGGTGCCCGGCTCATAGAAGGCGAGCAGCTCGCGCACGAACTCGCGTGGCTCCATTTTGAGAGCCACGGCCCAGTCGTGGTAGCGCTCCGGCGGGATACGACCTCGCCCGAGCTCGATCTGCGAGATAAAGGTGTAGTAGCCGACGTCGACCTTCTCAGCGAACTCGCGCTGCGTCAGACCGGCCGCCTCGCGGCGCTCCTTTAGCCAGACCCCACCCCGCTTGCGTAGAGCGAGGCGTTCCGGATCTTCGACCTTGTTCGGTTGAGCGCCCATGCTGATGCCTTCGTGCCGATGCGTCGCGCCAGAGCCGGCCCGACCATTTCGACGTCAGAGTTGGAGATGCCGGGCCAATGTCGGCATACAGCTACGATATACATCGCATCCGCCACCGTCTAGCGATCGGTGTAGTTCCACCCATGTCGACAAATTGTGCGATTTTGGACGACGCTACAGGAGCCGCCCTTTCGCATAAAAGGCGATGGCCCGGAAGGACATCTATCCCGCCGAGCCATCAGGCATCATCCCGTGGAGACAGAATGTGACGGCTGTACATATACCGTGAGATAGCAGAAGGTTCAACCGGGCGGACCACAATCGGCGCCGAGCCTGATCTCGATCGCAGGATCAGAGGCTCTTTCCAGAGCTTCGCACCGGCTGCTTTCGAGGAGCGGCCTAAGGCACTACGCCTTCGTCATGCGCGTCAGCATCTGGATCTTGCGGTATGTCGATCGCACGTATTCGGCCAGGTTGCGCTCTCGTGAGATCGCGCCCTGGATCCTCGCAAGCCGTTCCTGACGATCGGCGTTCGACGCACGAGGAGCGTGGAGCAGCCGATCGAACTGGCGAGAGAGGCTGTAGCGTCCCACGAAGTCGCTCGGGAGCGATGTCACGAACCGGCGCCCCTCCTCATACCCGGTCATGAGATCCGCGGCGATCGCCTGAGCACTTCGGGTCTGCGATGTGCATCGGCCTGAGAAACTCGCCTTCTCGGCCGCTTCGAAGTTCTCGTCGTTCAGGTACCCTGGACCGCCATACTGATTGTGGACGTAGACCGGGGTGCGGGCGGCAAGGGCATAGTGAACCGTCTGACCAAGGCCGATAACGAGGTCGGCGTTCAGCAGCTGCGCGGCCGCGCCGGCTTTTGCGAGGTCACTCGTCCGCCCGAAGTGCTGCACCTGCACCTGATCGCCGAGCAGCTGAAGCGCCTTGTTCAAGTCGGACTCGGGATGGCAGGCGACGGCGATGATGCGCCGAGGGGAGCTCGGCAGAGCGCGCGGCCGCGGCTCGTCGAAGTCACCTGCGACCGCGTTGTAGAACATGTGTATGGGAAGCGTGCTGCCCTGCGCCGCGGCGACCGCCGCCGTTTCCGGGGATCTGGCGAATATCAGGTCGCCGAGAGCGTTCTCCAATTCCCAGCCGGATGACTCCATGAACCCCTCGGATGCCAGTTTGGCGAAGACGACCAGCGAGCGCTCGGCGTTCTCGGGGTGAGGCGTGTAGTCGAAGAGGCCCGCGACCTGGTGCTGAAAGTAGACGAGGTCGAAATCGAGCGGTCGGATGGCGCCCGGCTCCGTTACGATCGGGATCCGTGCCTTCTGCATCTTCCCCGTCATGGGGAAGCCGTCCCAATTGGCGTATACGACGACGTCCGCGCCCGCCTTCCGGCAATGTAGGGCGAACTCAGCCAGCAGAACCTCGGCGCCGGCATCCTTCTGTAGCTGGTTCGTGCCAAGGAGTATGCGCATGGGTTCTGGTCGCTCCTTCATCTGCGAGCATCAGTCGGTGGGATCGCCGCTCCGGATGCCATCCTTCGCAGCAGCCGGCAAGCGCCCCTCCCCGATCTCAGCCTGAGAGCGCGCCGCCTTCCGTGCTGCGGTCTCGGCAGCGACGCGAGCGGCTGGGGAGGATCCTTCGAGCTTGGCCGGAGCCGGCCGATCAGGCGGCGGCACCTTCTTGCCGAGCGCAGCGATGCGTCGTTCAAGGTCGGCGCGCTGCCCGGGCGTCAGATCGGGCACAGGCGTCGGCGGCTCTTCCTCCTCGGCCTCCAGGATGCGGCGCAGACGCTCGGCCGCGACGCGCCACTCCCCCTCGACCATCTTGGTCAGCCGAATGAGCTGCGGCACGGTGGGCATGTAGACGACCGAGAAGTCCGCCGGAATGTCGTCGTCGAGGACGCGGCGCACCGCCTCGCTGAACGCGGCGCCCGATCGCCCGGGAAGCACTCGGATGAGCGCCGCCACCATGCCCGGCGCGTCGAAGCCGTCGGCAGGCTTCGTCATGGCGGCCTTCAGCTGGCGCACCTCGCTCTTCAGCGCGTCGACGTCGAAGCCTGGCGCCAGATCGCGCTCGAGCCTAATCACGACGGCGAACGCCGCCTCGCACTCCTCGTCGGTCGGCGCGGCGCCGGCCGCGAAGCGCACGAGACCGGGCGCGACCTGGCGCGTCCTCGCATCGAGGCTATCCAGCATCGACAGGGCCGAGGAGAGCGGCGAAGGCGTCGTCGAAAGCGGCGTCGAGCTCGTCGGCATGATTGCGACGCCCCGAGCCGGCGCGATGGCCCGACGGGCCGCGAGATCGTTGGGCATGATAGTCGCCTCCTCTGGCGGTGGATCGGGGATCGGTGGGGCTGCCGGTGCCGGCCGGCTTCGCCATCTCGATGCGCCGGTCCCGCGCCTCGCGGACGGCTCCGGCGAAGTAGGACCAGGATCGGATGGGCGAACCGCGGCTGCGGGCGGCGAGGCCGGCCACGGCCGGCAGGACGTCGAGCTCCAGGTCGCAGCCGGCCGCCAGCCAGCCGATGGGTTCGGCGAGCACGAGGAAGCCGGGCGAAGCCGAGTTGATCGATGCGCCGGCCGCGTCGCGAAGCCGGGCGCCGAGAGCGTCCGTCTGAGCCCGCGTCCAGGACGGCACCTGGCCGGCAGGCTCGGCCGGCTGAGGCGGGCGACGGAGCGGGACGGCACCCGCCTCCTCGATCACCTCGGCCGGACGATCGTCGTTCGCGGGCGCCGCAGGCGCAGCAGCACAGCTTCTGTTAACGGGGGTCTGTTCATTGGATGTGATGTCAGAGGTCACAACAGATGTGACGTCTGGGGTCACATCAGATGTGATCTGCCGATCACGTATTGCGGCCCGCGCGGAGGCCTTCGCCTTGGCCGCGCGAGGCGCTTCGTGAGCGTCGAAGAGGCCGAGCTGGCCTGGCGCGCCCTCGTTGATGAGGACGCGATATTCCAGGCTCCGCTTCATGCCCGCGCGAGCGCGCGCCTGCACGTAGCCGAGGTTGCCGAGCTTCTTCAGCGAGCGGTTCACGCTCTCGCGCTTGGCGTCGACCTCGGCTGCGATCGCCTCCTGCCGGCGCGTGCAGATGCCCGTCCTCCCGTTGGCATGCGCGCAGAGGATCCCGAGCACCTGGATGTCCAGGCGCGTCAGGCGCTTGTCCATGAAGACCTCGCGCGGGACCTTGCCCCAGTCGCTCACGAGCGCACCCATTGTCTCGCACTTTCATGTGCGATTGTTGTTGCGCTTCGCACTTGGATGTGCGAATATCTCTTCATCGAAAGGCGGTCGGAATGAAGCGCGAAGCCCTGATCCGAGAGCTTCGCCAGTTGGCCAGACAAGCCGGTGTGGAGTTCGTCGTCACACCGAACGCGGGCAAGGGGTCCCACTACCTCGTCCGGTTCGGAACCAAGCGAACGATCATCCAGAGCGGCGAGTTGAAGCCCCAACGGGTGAAGGACATCAGGAAGCAGCTGGGGATCGATTGATCCCCGGCCTTCCGGCGTCCCGCTTCCTTCCGACCTCGAAGCCTCAGGAGACCACCCATGCAGTACGCCTACCGCGCCTCCTTCGAGCCCGAGGACGACGACATCCGCGTCGTCTTTCCCGACGTGCCGGAAGTGACCGTCGACGCGCCCGATCGCGCGGCTGCGCTCGCCAGCGCGCGCGAGGCGCTCGGCCTGGCGCTGCGCGGCTATGTCGAGGCCGGCGAGCCCCTGCCCGAGCCGCGTGCGACGGCGGGCGAGGTCATCGCCGTCTCGGTGGCCGACGCGCTGAAGATCGCGGTGATCCTCGCCTTCCGCTCGGCCGGCATCACGAAGACGGAGCTCGCCCGCCGTCTCGGCAAGCGCGAGACCGAGGCGCGCCGCATCCTCGACCCGCATCATCCGACGGGCCTGCCGCTCCTCGAGGCGGCGCTGGCCGTCCTCGGCAAGCAGGCGGTGCTCGACGTTCGCGATGCGGCCTGAACGATCGTGGGAGCTGCCGGCGATCATGTGGGCGGCATCCACGGCACGAGGGGGGTGTCGTAGGCGCGCATGAGCGGATGGAACGGGTGACCGTCTCCGCAGGCTTCGAGGCAGAGCATCGGCTTGCCGGAGGCCTCGACGATGGCGGCAACGGCGCGCCAGCGAGAGCGCAGCGGCTGGGGCAGCTTCACGAGCGCGCCCCAGGCCACGATGACGATGTCGTTCTCGGCGACGGCTCGTCCGATCCACGTGTCGTTGAGTAGGCCGACGGGATCCTTTGCCCGACGCAGCGCGACGACGTCTTTCGAGCGGAAGGCGAACTTGTTGACGACGGTGAAGCGGCCGATCCCGTTGCGGATGGCGAAGCCGTAGAGCTTCCGGATGGTGTGATCGTCCTCCTCGGCATCGGCTGTCGACGGGTTCACCATGACGATCGCCGCCGATCGGCCGGGCATGCCGAGGTCGCGCGTCAGGCAGTAGCGGTAGGCGCCGTCGATCACGGCGTCCCGGGTGATGAGGAGGTCGCTCACGCCGGCACCCTGCAGCTACGGGAACTTTTTCTGAGCTCGTGCGTCTGTCGGGCGTTCCGTTCCTCGTTCACCAGGAGCTTGAGATGGGGCACAGCCGTTTCAGAAAGCCCGTTCGCGTCGCCATCGGACTGCAGGCGCCGCGGAACATCGAGACGCCGCTTCAGGCGTATTCTTTCCTCACCGAGCACGCCGGCGACTTTCAGACCCTGCCGCACCGGCTGGCTCGGAACGCCTGCCTCGGCGCTATTGAAGGCGGGTTCGATGCGGAGGTTGCACGAGCCGCCTTTGTCAGCTTCGCCAAGCGAGCTGGCATCCTCGCGCCCGAGGTCGACGATGTGGTCGCCGCGAGAGCGATGCAGAGTCACAGCGGGCAGCCGCTGAGCTGAGAACCAGGCACGGGCGCTGGGTTGAAGGATCCGGCGCCCGTCGTTGACGAGTGTGGCTTGGCGAGAGCGCGTCACAGCTTGCGGTCCGATTCTGCGAGGAGGACGTGGAAGTCGGCGCCGGCGCGCTCGAAGGCTTCAGCGTAGGACGGCACCTCGCGCCGTCCGAGCCGCGCCCAGTCGCGATGGTTCAGCGTCCAAATCTCGCGCACGGTGAGGAGAAGCCCGCGCTCGGTGGCGAGCCGCCGGCGCACCTTGCGTAGGCCGGCGGCCGGGATGTCGTTGCGCGTGGCGAGCGCCAGCATCAACGAAACCTGACCGCTGAAGCGCCGGCCGGTCAGCTGCTCGCCGGTCGGGCGCGACAGGTGCGGGCCGAAGGGCTCGCTCCACTCGCGCTCGGCCGGCGCGAAGAGGTCGCGATGCGGGAGCCCCATGTCACGCGCCCTCCGCGGCAAGCGCGTGCTCGGCCGCAAGGGCGGCGGCGATGGTGCGTAGCGTATGCGGCGCCGTCATCGCGTGCTCATGGCCGGCGAGCACCATCTGGGCGAGGCGCAGCGCGCCCTCCCGGGTGAAGCTCTGCTCGGACTGCAGGACGGTGGCCGACGTCGGCCGCAGCGCGGCGAGGTGCAGGCCGTCCGCCTCGTCGATCGCGACGATGCGCTGGCCGGCGCCGGTGAGGAGGTCGACGGCGACGAGGACGCGCGCGTCGGGAATGACGGAGGACATCAGGACACCAGGATGCAGGCGGCGAGGAGAACGCTGCCGACGGCGAGGGAGACCGCGCCGGCGCGAGGGTTGGTGCGGTCCGGGCCGTTGCGGCCGAGGATGAGGGAGTGGCCCGACAGGGCGAGCGCGGTGCCGGCCGCGGCGAGGACGACGGCGAGAAGCGTCATGGCCGCGTCTCGACGATCTCGATCGCGCGGGCACGATTCGGGCGGCGCCGGATGCGGCCGCGCTCTTCCAGCGCCGTCACGATGCGATGGACGCCGGACTTTGAGGCGAGGCCGAGCGCGGCTCCGATCTCGTCGTAGCTCGGCGTGTGGCCGCGCTCGTCGGCGTAGTCGCAGATGAAGCGGTAAGCGGTGCCCTGCTTCTCCGTCAGCCCAACGGTCGACCCGCGCACCGGGAGCGGCTCGGGCGCCGGCGGCTCGTCGGTACCGAACTCCAGGCGATAGGCTTCGCGAAGCTCCGAGCGGTGCGCGCGCATCCAGCCAATGATGCGAGGATCGATGCGGCGGCTCACGGCACGTCCTCCGCCTGCGCGATCACGATGACGCAGCCGGGCGTGGTGCTCTTCACCCACTCGGGCTTGACCCAGCGGACGAACTGCTGATTGTCGTCGGCGATGACGCGTTGCGTGACGAGGAGGTCGAGCACCGACTTCGCGAGGTTGTCGGCGTCGCGCCGCCGATCGTCGGGCGCGGTCAGCTCCAGAACGATCGTCACCGGCCCGCTCGTCGGCCGCGGGCGCTGGATCATCATCTCCAGCCCGGCCTCCTTCTTCCAGGCCTTGTAGCGCTTGGACTTGCGGATGCCGCCGGCCATGCGCGCGTACATCGCGTTGACCGAGATCGGGAACGGGATCTTGTATCGGGCGAGCTCGGTCATGCCGCCACCTCAGAACCGAAGAGCGGCAGCAGCCCGCGACTGCGATAGAGGTTCAGGTCCGCCACAGCCGCGGGGTTGATCCAGAGAACCTCAAGCCGCCGGCGCTGCTGGTCGGCCATCGCGACCGTTTGGACCCGCTTCCAGCCTGCCAGCGCCTCGTCATACAGCGCCGTCGCATTGCCGGAGAGAACCACCATGCCCGTGAGATGCGTAAGAAAAGCCAGCAGCTCGGCGTGATCAGCATCGCTGAGCTCGTGCCGGTACCGGCTCTTCTTACAATAGGGGTTCCGCAACGAACGCGTCGCGTGGACGTAGGGCGGATCGACGTAGTGCAGGGTATCCGGCCGATCGTTGTAGGCCATGACCTCGCGAGCGTCGCGATGCTCGATCGTGACGCCGCGCAGGCGGTCGACGATCGCGCCGAGCGCTTCCGGGTAGTTCCGCCAGTCGTGCGCCGGCGTGGTGCCGCTGCGCGATGATGAGCGGCGGAAGCCGGTGGTGTTGGCGCCGCGCTCGAACGTCGTCGCCGAATTGGCGCCGAAGCCCATGAACGAGCGAACAAGCAGCCGGCGAGATCGCTCGAGAGGATCGTCGGTGTGCTTGTAGGCTGCGCGGAACTCGGACAGCGCGAAGGGCGTCAGATAGAGAAGGCGCTCAAGCTCCGCCGCCTGCTTACGGTCGCGCAGGATCCGAAAGAGGCAAACGGCATCGTCGTCGAGGTCGTTGTAGACTTCGGCGTAGGAACGCTCCTTGCGCAGCAGCACGGACGCCGCACCACCGAAGGGCTCCACGTAGGTCCGGTGCGGCGGAAGATGCTCGATGATCCAGGGGGCCAGGCGCCACTTGCCACCGAACCAGCGAAGTGCAGGACGTGTCGGTTGCGACATCAGCGTGCGCCTCCGAACATGTCGAACTGCCGCGCGTCGGCTCGATCCAGCATGAGAAGGGCGGGTGCGCCGCGATGCGTGCAGTCCCAGACGAACCAGGCGTTCAGCGCCGGCGAGGCGCCCTGCCCCGTGAAGTCGACGCGCCAGCGCATCAGGTAGACGCGAGCCGGCGGAAACCGGCGCCAGAGGTGGGCCAGTCCTGCCGCGCCCGGCCAGCCCCAAGGCAGCAACAGGGCCATGTAAGCGACGCGCAAGCGCTCCAGCGCGTGATAGATCCACCGGGCTTCTGCCCCCTTCCATGAGCACTGGTCGAAGGGAGGGTTCGTGAGGATCGCCGCAGCCGGCGCCTTGTCGAAGTCGTAGAAGTCGCGGACGATGGCGCCGCAGCCGCGATCGACGAGGTCGGAGATAATCACCGGCAGGCCGACCGACTCCAGTTCGCGCGCGATCGCACCGTCGCCGGCCGCCGGCTCCCAGATGGCAGGGAACGTGCGCAGCCGGCTGAGTTCGGCGGCGACGAGGGCGCGAGACGGCTCGGGCGGTGTGGCATAGAACTCGCCGGCGCGACGTGCGAGCGCAGGCGCCACGACGATCTCGCCAGTCAGGAGATCCCGCGTATGGACCGGCTTCGAGCGCTTGCCGGTGGCGTGAAAGAGCCCGCGTGCCGAAGCGCTCACGGCGCCCGCTCCGCACGATAGCCGACGCCGGCGCCCGACAGCGCGCCGATGATGTTGACGACGCTCTGCCGGCTCGCGACCGGCAGCGCCGCGATCTGGCGAGCGATTTCGACTGCCTCGCCGTCCGAAGGTATCTCGCCCGCCGGCCGCAGTGCCCGCTCCACCTCGGCGACGATCTCGACGGCGGTGCAGCCGAGCGCCTCCGCGATCCGCAGGAGTGCGCCGGTCGAAACGCGGTTCTGGCCGCCCTCGTACTTACGGACCTGCTGGTAGGTCAGCCCCAACGCCCGACCAAGCGCCGAAGCCGAGAGGCCGGCGATTTCGCGGCGGCGCTGGATGATGGATCCGATGGCCTGGTCGGGGTCGATGATGGAGCGATGGGCGGAAGCGGGCATGGGGCGGCCTCGGACGTGACGATGGAGAGGAGGACGGGCGCGGCGTCGTTGGCCGCGGGCGGGGGCATGGAAGAGAGCCAGTCGGCGGCCGCGCGCAGCGTCGCGGCGAGGAGCGCGTTGGCGCGCACCGGCGCGATGCCGGCGAAGGGAACGACGACGCCCGGCACGCGCACGAAGGCGGCGGGCAGGCTCGCGCCGCGCTGGCCGCTATCGAACTGGTAGCGGGCCTTCGGGAAGAGCGCGTCGAGGAGCCGATCGGTCGCGGTCAGGTCGCCGACGAACCGCCCGCAGAACGACACCCAGATCGCGGTGCGGGCCTTCGCCGGATCATCGGACCGGAAGCCCGGGACCTCGCCGAGCCAGTCGGCGATGTCTTCGTCGAGGTCGACGTTGGCCGCGCCCGACAGCTCGACACGCTCCGCCAGCACGCTGCAGGCGTTCGCCAGGCTGCCGGGCGCCTGCACGATGGCGGAGGGGCGCAGCGCCTGCACGGTTCAGGCTCCCGTTGCCTGAGAGGCGAAGAAGACGGGCACCGCGCCGGGCGACTGCAGGCGCGACACCTTGTGCGCGGCGCGCTCGGCCGAGGAGCCGGCGCCGCGCGCCATGCGGGTGTGCGTGTCGCAGTAGGAGCGCTTCAGGTCGCCCGTCGCGCGCCCGCAGCAATGGACTGCGACGCCGAAGCGGGTCCGGCCGGCCGGGTAAACGGGCCAGCGGCATGTCGCAGAGAGCGCATCGATCAGCGGGACGGGTTGAAAGCCCGGCAGCGGACGGAAGGCATCGTCGCGCGCCGGCCGCTCGTCGGCAGCTTCGGCCGGCCCCGTGTCGCCGTCGGCAACCTCCGCAGGCGCCGCGTCAACCGGATCGGCCGCGATCGGCGCGGAAACGGGCGCCGTGTCAATCGAAACCGTCGTTTCGTCAACCTCGACCGAGCCGTTGGAGATCGCAGGCGTCAGCTGGTCCGGCCCAGCGCGGCGTCGCGCGCCGGCGACGCGGCCGCTCGCCGAGCGATCCCGCTTGGGGAAGCGCGCGGGATTGCACTTGATGATCCAGGACAAACGGCCCTTCGTCAGGCCCGTCGCCTGCATGATCGGACCATAGGTCTTCCCCTCGGCCCACATGGCGGCGATGGCTTCGACGAGCGGGTCGACCAAGGACGGCTCGGCGGCAGACCCAACGGGTGGCTCGGGCGAATGCGGCGGGAACGCCACCTTGTCGCGCATCCAGGTCTTGACCGTCTGCAGCGAGACGTTCGCCTCGGCGGCGATCTGAGTTGGCGTGGCCTTCTCGGCGTGACGCCGGATCGCCAGCGCCTTGCGCTCGGCCGCGACGGCGGCGCTCGGCCGGCGGCTCAACTTGCGTCCCGGCTTCTTCGGCTCGGCGGCGGTTTCAGCAGACAAAGTGGTGACGTTGCGCCGGACGGGTGCCATCGGCGTGCTCCATGTCGGTGATGTGAAAGGGTGCCGGCCCCGCTTGATTGGGAAGAAGGCGGGGCCGGCGGGAGACCCGCGCGCTACGGGAGGATGCGCGCGCGGGCGATCACGGGATCAGGGCGGCTGCGGGAGCGAGGCGGGCATCGTCACACCACCTTCGCTTCGAGATCGTCGAGGACGCGCCGCAGGTCCGTGATGGCGTCGAGCACGGCCGCCTTCTCGGCCGCCGTGTTTACCTGGCCGTCGTCGTCGGTCGCGTCGCACATCGCGCGGTGCAGATCCGAGGTTTCGCGGACGATGCGGTGCAGGTCCTGAACGCAGGCCGGAGCGCGGCTGGTCGAGCCGTCGCGCTGGGTGCGGTTGAGCATCCAGCGGCTGACGATCGGCGCCTTCGCCGCGATCTCCAGACGCACGACCTGCCTAATAGGCATCGAGCGCGACATGTCGCTCGGGGTGCAGTAGCCGGAGATCCGCGCCTCGGAGAACGCGCGGCGCTCGCCCTTCGCGTCGACGTACCAGAGCGCCTCGCCGGCCGAGGCCGTGCCGCCGACCGCAGAGACGAGCTCGCCCGTCAGCGTCTTCAGTGCGCGCTCGTCGAGATCGGTGAAGGGCTGGATCATGGTCAGGCCTTGAGGAGCGGAAACCGGTAGGCGGCGAATTTCCGTGAAGTGGCGCGAGGGATGCGACATCTTGGACGGGTCGAGAGATCAGCCGCCGCGACGAGCGCGGCGGCGGCGAGACGGGGGTGAGAAGCGGATGAAGTCGTCGTTGGCAGCCCAGCGCACGACCGGGTGGGCGCGGCGCAGGCGCCTCAAGTGCCGGCCGAGCACGATGCCGCCGATCAGCGCGAACGCGAGCCACGCAAGGAGGATGGCGAGGCTCTCGATCATTGCGTCGCCTCCGCAACAAGCCCCGCCTCCGCGGCAGGGACGAGCGAGCAACCTTCGTCGCACTCGCCGAACATGTCGGGTCGGAGCCGATGCCGGGAAACGCCGGAGAGGGCCTCGAGCGGCAGAACTCTGACGGGAGGACAAATCGACCACTGCCACACAGCCTGGGTCGAGATGCCGAGCTTGTCGGCAACGACGGCATGCCCGCCAACGGCCTGAATTGCTGCCCCCAGGGCCGCGCTCATCGCATCACGATCACTCATGACGCCTATTCAAGCACCGCTTGATTATCAAATCAAGCATCTCTTTAGTGGACCCGAGCCGTCCCCATTATTCACATCGGCGGTGATGGAAGCGACGGTCGGATCAGCTCTCAAGAACGCTCGGAAGCGCCGGGCGCTGCGTCAGGTAGACGTGGCGGACCACGTCGGTGTCTCCGTGCAGGCGGTCAGCCAATGGGAGCGCGGCGACAATCAGATTACGATGGAAAACCTGCGGACCGTCGCGGCCTTCCTCAAGATCGACGCGACCGCCGCCTATCGCGGCGAGGTCGTTCTCCTTGACGATGCCGCTCCGCCGAATGAGGTCGAGCGCGTCTCCGATGTCGGTCGCCCCGCACTTGGCCCTCTTGATGTGCCGGTATTGGGCCTCACAGTCGGCGGCAGCTCCGGGGATTTCAGCTTCAACGGCGAGATCATCGGGCACGTTCGCCGCCCGGCAGGCATAGCGAACCTCTCCAACGTCTTCGCGCTCCATGTGCTCGGAGACAGCATGTCTCCACGCTACGAGCCGGGCGACATGGTGTACTGCGGCGGTCGCCCGCCCGTGCCCGGCGACGATTGCGTGATCGAGATGTTGCCGACCGAGGATGCACCGGCGGGGCGAGGCTTCATCAAGCGCTTGGTCAAGCGGTCCACGTCCAAGATCCTGGTCTCGCAGTTCAATCCTTCAGCCGAAATCGACTTCGATCCGCGAGAGGTGAAGGCCGTTCACCGTGTGATCCCCTGGAAAGAAGTTCTCGGCTTCTGAGGTGCCGGCCGAGGGCTTTCGTCCTCTGCACCTCGTCATAGAACAGCGGCTCGACCGTGAAATGATCGTCCGGAACGCCCTCCTGCCGGCAATAGGTGCAGCGCAGTTTGCACGCGAAGTCATTGAGCGTCGTCTCTTCGCGGACGCCGAAGCGGCGCAAATCTTCCTTGTTCCTCCAACGGTTCTTTCCGCACTGACCGCACTCGATGCGAACTGCCCGGACGTGACGAAAAACGACCTCCTGGGCCAGCGCCATGATTCGCTCCGTTCATGATTCGTTCTATGATCGATACCGGAACCTAGAGTGTCGAGAGGGGTCAGTTAGGTTTTTTGGTCAAGCATCACTTGATTGAACATTCAAGTGATGCTTGAATGCCTCCATTACCTGATGGAGCGCACGCATGGCCATCCTCAAAGAGATCGCATCCCTCGCCGCCGTGATCGCGTTAGTCGCGTCCTTCTCGGTGCTGGGCGACCGCAGCACCTCGGCTCCGGCCGGCGGCGATGTCGTCATGCTGGTGAGCGCCGCTCGATGAGCAAGATGATCGCCGAGTTCACCCCTGCTCCGCCGCGCGGCGGGCGCACGCCGGGCCTCATCCGGCCGGCCCACACCGGGGATGCCGGTCGCGACCTCACCTGCCGCCTCTACTCCGCCGACACTGGCGCGCTGATCGCGAGCACCGAGAGCGGCCAGCTGCCGCGCGGTGACGACGAAGCCAACGCCGCCTTCATCCGGCTCGCCTGGAACTCGCACGACCGGCTCGTCGAGAGCGCGATCAACGACCGGGCGGCACTCCAGATCGCCCTAGACCGTCTGCCGAGCGACACGCCGGCCGATGTCGTCGCGGCGTTGAAGGATCGCGTCGCGAAGGTCGACGAGCTCCTCGCCGGGATCGAGGGGAGCGCGTCGTGATCGGCATCCTCCCCGCCACGCTCGAGGTGCGCCCCTCCAATCCCGGCGGCCCCATGGCGCGCGCCGTCGTCGCCGACGGCAGCGGCACGCTGATCGTCGACTTCGCCGCCGGCGGCATCACCCGCCGGCCCGTCGTCGCGGAGGCTTTCGCCGAGCGCCTTGTCCTCTCCTGGAACGCTCACTTGCCGATGGTGGCCGCGCTCCTCGCCGCCCGCGAGGCCTTTCTCGCGATCGACACCGCGGGCGGCGGCACGACGCTTGCCTCGATCGAAGAGGCGCTGGCCATCGCAGGCGTCGACCTGTCGCGACGGCCGCGACCGGAGGTCACCCGATGACGCCGCGCGTTCACCTCAATCCCGCGGCTCGCGACCTCGCCGCGCTCTCGGCCGCGACCGGCTATCCGCGCCACGAGCTCATCTCGCGCGGTCTCGCCTTCTGCAAGGCCAACCCGCGCACGGCCGACGTCGAGGACGATCTCTCGCAGCTGCCGCCCTTCGAGGACGGCACGAACGTCGACGATCCCCTCGCCGACGTCGACCGGCAGCCCGACGAGTCCTTCGCCGATCCCGACACCGTCTGGTCAGACGGGCGCGCCCTATCGAAGCGCGAGCGCGCCGCCGCCATCATCATCGTGGGCGAGCACGGGCTCGTGCCGATCGGCCGCCGCACGACATCGTCGGCGCAGCGGGTGCTGACGGACGAGGACGATCTCCTCGTCCTCGTCGAGCACAACCTCGCGCTTCTCGACATCGAGGAGCTGGACGAGGCCTCGCCGCTCTCGCGTCGCCGCCAGATTGATCGCGGCATCGCCGTCGACAAGCGGCCCGATCCCGTCGCGGCTCGCGCGCGGCGCCGGACCTTGCTGGAGCGGCTGCGCGACGAGGCGATCGCGCGGGCGGCCGAGGCAAACGCCGACGAGAACAGCGAGACCACCGTCACCCGACAGGCAAAGGTGCGGGGATGACGGCGAGGCGACGCGCGGCAAAGGAGCGTGGCAATCCTGCCGGGCACAGCGCCTCGATGCCGCGCGTCGCCGCCAATGATTGCGCCTCGCCGCTGCAGGCCTGGGTCGCCGCGGGAAGCCCGCAGCCGGTGCCGTACGAGGTTTTAGCGCACGCGCACGGCTATGTCGCCTGGCTGAGATCGACAACTATAACGTCCAGCCGGTCCTGCGCGCGTTCATTGCCTGGGTCGACGCCCTAGTCGCGGCCGCGCCGGTCGCGAAGGCGGCATGATGGCAGACCGGCCCCTCCATTTCTGCGCCCTCACCTTCACCGTCCATCGCTGCAACATCGATTCTATGGAGGCCCCTGGTGCCTGATCTCCGTATCGAGAACCCCACCGTCAGCGAGCGCTTCGCCGCGATGTTCGCCGAGATCGGCGTCGCGCTGCCGTTGCGCGAGAGCGCCGAGGATCTGGGCGCCATCCTCGCCGCCGATGGCGAGGAGATCCTCGTCGTCGACGTGGAGAGCGTCATGGACGACACCGACGTCGCGACGATCGCTAGCCTCATCGTGCTGGCGGTGAACACCTGCGCCGGCCTGCGCGCCGAGATCCGCCACGACGCGTGAGCGCCCCTCCGGCCGTGCCCTCCCCTTCATCCCCACCCCCTTTCCGCACCACCAGGAGCATACCCATGAGCGAAGTGCAGGAAGTCGCGCAGGACCAGCTGCGGTCCTACGTGGAACGAGTCGAACGTCTGGAAGAGGAAAAGCAGACGATCGCCGACGACATCAAGGACGTTTATGCCGAAGCCAAGGGCAATGGCTTCGACACAAAGGTGCTCCGGAAGGTCATCTCGCTGCGCAAGCAGGACGCCAACGAGCGCGCTGAACAGGACGCCATCCTCGACCTCTACCTCGAGGCGCTCGGCATGGTCGTGGATCTACCGAAGAACTGAGGTGCGCTGTGAACCGCTCCGACGCAGTCGAGCCCGCCAGTCACTCGATGACGCCTGAGGATGAGGTCGCGAGGCGGCGCCGACATGACGACATGGCGTCTTTCATACGCGCTGAGATCCCTGCTCGCGCCGCCTCTCTCGTGAAGGATACTGGCCAGTGAAGAACAAGCTTGTCGACCTCAACAACCACCTCTTCGCCCAACTCGAACGCCTCGGCGAGGAGGGGCTCACCGCCGAGCAGATCGAGGCCGAGGCCCGGCGCGCCGAGGCCATGACGGGCGTCGCAGATCAGGTGGTTCGCCTCGCCTCGCTTTCCGTCTCGGCCGCCAAGCTCGTTGTCGACTACGGCAATGATCCCGCCCCATATCTGCGATCGATCGAGGGAAAGAGGGACGAATGAGGGGCCGTCCGGAGCCCGTCGGCAGCGTGGCCATCCACAACGGCCACGTCTTCAAGAAGGTAGCCAACGCCCGGCGCTGGAAGCTCTTGAGCCACTTGAACTGGGAGGAGGCGAACGGCCCCCTCCCGGAAGGCTACGTGCTCAAGGCCAGGGATGGCGACCGCCTCAACACCGATGCCTCGAACTGGGTTCTCTTCCCGAACTGGCTTGGGGTGACCGCACGCCTCGCCATCCACAACGCTCCGCCGGAGCTGATGGAAGCTGTCATCCTGAACGAGACGGTTAAGCATCGCCTGCGCCTCGCCCGGGCGCGGGCCGGGCTGCCTGATCCGATCGCGCGGCGTGTCATCCGTGAGATCGAAATCCGCCGCCAGCAGCGGCATGCCAAGAGAATGGAGGAGGATCCGGTTTATCGAGAGCAGCACAAGGAGAAGGTCAGGTCCAGATACCTGACCCAGAAGCAGAACCGCGCCTTACGGATGGCAGCCGATCCCGAATACGCGGCGGCGCGTCGAGAGAGCCTTCGGCGGAAGGACAAGCGCAGAAGAGATCGAAAGAGGGGCGTCACAACATGAGCACGGCTGACTTCGACGAGGTGCCGAACCCAGGCAGCCCGTTCGCCGGTACGCCGGGTTGCCGCTGCCCGGTCGTCGACAACGCCCGCGGCGAGGGACACCTCGGCTCGGGCCTCTTCTGGATGACGGTCGGCTGCCCGCTGCACGGTGCGCGGGTCGCCGTGGGTGACGAAGGAAAGGCAGACCGCGATGGGTGAAACGACCGGGGGCACACTGCTGACGACGGCTGAGGCGTGCGACTTCCTGAAGATAGGCCGCACGACGCTCTGGAAGCTCGAGCGCACCGACAAGGCCTTTCCGCAGGCGATCACCTACGGGCAGCGCCTCAAGCGCTGGCGCCAACGGGACCTCGAAACCTACGTCAAGGCGCAGGCGGAGGCCTGAGCCCGACGATCTCGGCAAGCAGCGCGGCCCAGGCGTCGAGGGCCGCGCGCTTCTCTTTCAGGTAGGCGTTGCGGTCGTAGACGGCCGTGACAGCCGCCGTGCCGCCGCTGTCGCTGGTGTGGTTGAGCACTTGGCTGACGACGAAGCGCGGCATCGCGATCCGCTCGCTCGTGATGGCCGTCGAGCCCGTCCGGCGCAGATCGTGCGGGGTGATCCCCGTGACAGGCACCTCCTCCCCGTCCTTCTCCATACGCAGGAGCGGCAGGAACCGCCCCCAGGCATGCGTGATCGCGTTCGGCGCTACCGGCTGGGCCGGGTTGCGCGGCGACGGGAAAACGAACTGGCTCTTCGTTCCCGCCTTGGTGCGTGCGGCGAGCGCCTCGTCGATGAGCTCGATCGCAAGCGCGGAGAGCGGCACGACGTGGGTCCGGCCGTTCTTCGTACGCTCGCCGGCCATCGTCCAGGTCCGCGCCTTCCGGTCGATCTCGTCGAGGCGCATGCCGCTGACCTCGCCGCGGCGCTGGAGCGTGACGGCCGCGAGCTTGATCGCCGTGGCGATCGCGACCGACAGGCTGACGCCCTTCAGCGCGCCGGGGTTCGATAGGGCCCGCCAAAGGGCCGCCATCTCCTCGTCGGTGAGCACCCGCTCGCGCTCCGTCCAGGTCGGCGAGGAGACGAAGCGGGTTGGATCGTTGGCGACGATCTCCTGCCAGACCGCAAAGGCGAAGATCTTCTGGATGACGTTCCGGGCGTGTCGCGCGGCGCCGGGCGAGAACTCCGTCTCGATCGCGTCGACGGTCCGCTGCAGCTCGGCGCGCGTGATGTCGGCAAGTGGCCGCTTGCCGAGCTTCGGGATGACGACGCGCTCAAGGTAGTCCTTTTCCAGCGCGCGCGGCCGCGGACGCATCGGCTTGCCGTTGAAGCGATGCCGACCAGTGGCGGTCCGCTCAATGTAGTCGCGCCCGACCGCCTCGATCGTCTCGACACGGCGCTTCGCTTTCGCGGCGGCTGCCGCCTTTTTCTCGCCGTCGACGTCGATGCCGTCGGCGACGGCCGAGAGCATCTTGCGCGCTTTCTCCCGCGCCAGGCTCAAGGGCAAATCCGGATAGCGGCCGATGGTGATCTTCTTCGAGCGGCCCACCTCGCCTCGGCCGCCCTTGTCGGCGCGCACGGACCACGACTTCGTGCCGCCGGGCGAGACGCGCAGGATGAGGCCCGACTGTTTCGGGTCGCGGTAGTCGACAGCGTTCTTCTCGGGCAGCGGCAGCGCGTCGATACCGGCTTTGGTCGGAGGCAGGTCGGGCATCGGTTGCCTTGGACGGATTTGGACGGATATTGGACGGATGGCGGCGCGGAACCGCGCATCAGCACAAACCGGCGCGAACACAAAAGTCAACGCAAAGCCCTGCTTTTCTAGGATTCCTGAACATCGGCGAAACACTGCGAACGGTAATTAGATCAGCTTCCCAAGCTGAATGTCGTGGGTTCGATTCCCATCGCCCGCTCCAGCAATCCTCTTATTCCCAGAGCTTCGAAGAGCCTTCCGACGCTTGCCTTGCGTCTCCCGCGCGGAACGGATGGCGTACGGCGGCAATCCGTGGAACGAGGTGCCACGCGATGTTCCGGAGGTGTTCCCGGCTTCAAGGCAAGCGTCGAGGCGGCGACAGGCGCGACGCGGTGTGGGAAATCTTGCTACGCAGTGCGTGGATCGAGGTCGACCGCCTGGACGCGTCGGTGCGGCGCGGCGACGTCCGCCACCGCCTGACGTCGAAGCCCTGACGGCACCTGACCCGTCGTACCCGGAGGATCGCATGCCCACGAAGACCGTCTACTTGGCGCAAGGATTCGAAAGGAAGGGCAAGGGCTTCCGTCCCGGTACGCCCTTCCCGTTCAAGACGGCCGACGAGGCACGTCGGCGCGCCGAGCGCGGCCGTGACAACTTCAACGGCCGGCTCGTCGGCTTCATCGCTCTGCAGATGGACGTCGACGAGGAGAGCGGCGACCCTCAAGGCGAGCCGGTGCTTCTCGCCAAGTTCGGCGAGCTGCCGCGGGAATTTTCCGACGATTGATGCCGACAGCGTCGGCTTGTCGATGATCGCAGGTCGATGTGGTTACTTTCCAGTTCGAACCAGCTGCAAACCAATCATCCTTCGAGTGTTCAAGCGCTCAGGTGCCCCAACCATCAGCCAGCGAACATTCATGGACACGTTACGCACGGCCACTCAGCCGGCCGTACAGATGTTGCAGCCTGGACACCATGGCACAAGCTCCAACCGCTACTGGTTCGCCCAGAATAGCCACTTGAGTTTGGAGACTGGAAGTTGGCCATCGAACGCGCAGTGCGGGCATCTGATCTTGTCGATACGTTCGGCGTCGTCGCTCCCATAACCTTCACCGACGGTGTCTACGCGCCAATCGACAAGGTTCTGTCGGCGCTCGACTATCTCGGAATCGATCACGTCCGCGCCAGAGCCCCCAATCCGACCTATGCGTTGGTCGGGCAGAAGAACCTCGAAACGGCTGCGGATGCCGGGTTGAAGTTCGTTTTCCACCCGCTCGGCAAGGAGGACCCTCGCGACGTGGTGCAGAACCTCCACGCGTTCGAGGATATTCATCCGGGCTCGATCGTCGGCATCGAGGGCCTGAACGAGGTCAACAACTTCCCCGTCTCGTACAAGGGGCTGACCGGAACGTCGGCGGCAAAGGTTTTTCAGTCCGACCTCTACAACGGCGTCAACGCGGACGCCCTGCTGCGATCGATCCCGGTGCTGGGCTTCACGGATTGGCCAAACACCTCCTCCGCTTCGGACTGGAGCAACGAGCACGTTTATCCGAAGAACGGCGGTCAGCCCTTCAACGCGATCAGGGATGCGAAGGCGAGGCTGGAGAGCCTGGACCCGAACAAGCCCTTCGTCCTTACGGAACTCGGCTACCACAACTCGATGGGCGCCGACACGGGCGGCGGCTGGGAAGGCGTCGACCTGATCACGCAAGCCAAGCTCACGCTCAACGCCTACATGGACGCGGCCAGTCTCGGCTCGCGCGGAACCTATCTTTATCAGCTGCTCAACTCGCCCGCAGATGGATCAGGCGCCGACCAGGAGAACCATTTCGGCCTCTTCGACGCGCGCTACAATCCCAAGCCCGCAGCGACCGCCGTCCATAATCTCACCTCGATACTCCAGGACGACGACAGCGCGGCCTCGAGCTTCATCAGCGGAAGCCTCAGCTATACGATGGCGGGCTTGCCGCCGGGCGCCAAAAGCTACCTGACGCAGAAGACGGACGGCACGTTCCAGGTCGTTCTATGGGCCGAGCCCGACATCTGGGACGAGGCGAACGACAAGCCGATTTCGGCAGCCGGGCAGACCGTCACCGTGACGTTCGACGACGTCATCGACTCGATCTCCGTCTTCGATCCGCTCCTCGGCACGACGGCCACGAAGACGGTTCAGAACGGAAGAAGCGTCTCCTTCACCCTGTCCGATCACCCGATCGTCGTCGAGATCGACGATGTGGATCCGACCAAGCCGGGAATGGGGAACGACACCTACGTCATCGATGTCGCGGGAACGCCCATCACCGAGGCGGCCGGCGGCGGCATGGACACCGTGCGGACCGGCCTCGCGCGCTTCACCCTTGCCGAAAACCTCGAGAACTTGATCTACACCGGAACAGCCTCCTTCAACGGGAAGGGCAACGGCTCCGTCAACACGATCACCGGCGGCTCTGCCGCGGACATCCTCGACGGCGGCCGGGGCGCGGACATCCTGACGGGCGGGGCCGGAAACGACAGCTACGTCGTCGACGACATCGGCGACACGATCGTCGAGCTTGCCGGTGGCGGAACCGACAAGGTGTCCTCCAGCGTCGACTATCGGCTTCCCGTCAACGTCGAGAACCTGACGCTTGTCAGTGGCGCTCACCTGGACGGATTCGGCAACGCCCTCGCGAACACGATCACCGGCACGACCCGCAACAACGTCCTGGCGGGCGGCCTCGGCTCGGATCGTCTGGTCGGACGCCAGGGCAACGACGCCTTCGTCTTCGACACCGCCCTCGGAAAAACGAACGTCGATACGATCGTCGACTTCGGAACGCGATCCGGCGACGACGACAGCATCGTGCTCGATCATGCGATCTTCAACAACGCAGGCGCGGTCGGCACGCTGCGCAAGGCCGCCTTCGCGGCCAATCAGACCGGCATCGCGGCCGAACGAGACGATCGCATCATCTACGAGGCGGATACCGGAAAGCTCTTCTACGACCCCGACGGATCTGGCGCGATCCAAGGCACTCAGTTCGCCAAACTGACGGCCGGGCTCAGCCTGTCTTATGCTGACTTTCTGATCATCTGAACGCCTCGCCCGGGGGTCAAGCTGAGCAGCGGCCTTCCGGTTTCACCCCGCCGTGCGCCCGAGTGAGCCGCACGGACCAGGTTATTTTAGGGTGGCTTTGCGACGGTCCGGTTCTAGCTACGGTTGGGTCAGAAGCGGATGATACCGACCCGCTCGCATGCGTGATCGCTCTCGACTCAGCAGGTGGCGAGATCGAGAGGCACAGGAGGTTGGCAATTGACGACCCGGCGGACCTTTCTCGTCCTGATGACGACGCTGCCAGTCGTCATGCGCAACGGTGACGGGCGTGCCGCGACGAGGGGCGACGAGACGTGGGACACGGTGCTGCGCAACGTGGAAGGCTTCCGTGCCGGTGCTGCCCGGCTCGGCCTCACGGGAAGTTGGGATCGGCCAGCCGTGCCGATCACCGTCGACATCCGCCCGCCGGCCGGCGAGGAGGCGGTTGGCGCCGTGGAGCGTGAGATCGGCGAGCCCATCCCGCCGGCACTCCGCCGCTTCTATCGTGACGTTTCGGCGGGCTTGGAGATCGAATGGCTGCTGCCCGGGCGACGCGTCGTCATGCCGGAAGGCTGGTCGAGCGTCGTCTACGATCTCGTTCCTCCCGCGCCGTTCCGCAAGCCGGTGGGCGAGCCGCCCAATCCCGTCGAGCCGACCATCAATGCCGGCCATATCCGCTTCTTTCTCGATGAGACTCCCATGCTTCTGAGGGACATGGAGGTGTGGAAGCAGAACTTTCGCGACGTAGAGACGATGGAAGCCGACGATCCGGGGGTGCGGCTCCACTACCAGCGCCACCGGCAATGGTGGGATCGAGCGTTTCCCCTCGGAATGGACCTTGGGGGCAACCATATTGGAGTGGACCGTGCGGATGAAGCCGGTCGCCTTCTTTGGCTGAACCACACCGGCTCCGACGCTCCGGGCTGGTTCATCGATCACACCCTTCCCGAGTTTCTTCTGATCCAGAGCCATCTTGGATGGACCGGGTTTCGGGGCATCGAGTTCGATTTCTTCCGCGACGAAGCCGCAGAACCGGGAGAGCGGGAGCGACGCTACCTCGAAGCGCACGCTGCGGACGGCGAATGGGCGCTACTCCCACCGACCACCTACGTCTTGAACGACCGCAGCGAAGCGGCACGACAGTGGCGCCGCTGGCTTGGCCTTCCCGAACCCGTGTGA